GTGATGCGGCTGATGGCCTGGGCCAGCGACCCCAAAAAGGGCATCGTTGGCGGCGTGCCTCGCACCCGCAAGACCAACAAGGTCTACATCGCCCAGCTCGATCAGGACGATGAAGGCGTCACCATGAATGGCATGGGGCTGGTACGCGCCAAGCGCATCGCCACGGCCTTCATGATGGTGCGCAGGGAAGTCTTTGAGCGGCTGGTCAATGAGAACCCCCAGTGGGACTACTACGACCACAGCAGCGACCGGCAGCTCAATGCCGTGTTTGACTTCCTTGTGACCGAGGAGGGCTACATGGGCGAAGACTACCTGTTCTGCGACCGGGCCCGAGCCATTGGCTACGAGGTCTGGATTGACCCAACCATCAAGCTGGGTCACATGGGGGTGCAGGAGTACGAAGGCGACTTTGGCCGCGATGTGCTGTACCCAATGGTCAACCCAATCAAGGGCGAAAAGGTGGCGTAGATGGCAAAGACACCAGCTTGGCAGCGCAGCGAGGGGAAGAATCCCAAGGGCGGCTTAAATGCCAAGGGGCGCGCCTCTGCCAAAGCCCAGGGCATGAATCTTAAGCCCCCAGCTCCCAAACCCAAGACAGACAAGGACGCTGCTCGACGCAGTTCGTTCTGCGCCCGCATGTCTGGGATGAAGGAAAAGCTCACCTCTGAGAAGACCAAAAAAGACCCAAATTCAAGGATCAACAAGTCCTTGAGAGCATGGAATTGTTGACATGGAATTGATGATATGGAACGTCATCCTGTCATTCATCTCCGCCCTAGTGTTGTGGTTGATGAAGACGATGTGGGACGAGGTACACAGAATCCAGATCCTGTTGAATCGCACGCGCGAGGAGATTGCGCGTGACAACATCACGAAGGACGAGATTGACAAGATCTCGCACCATCTTGATCAACGGTTCAACAAGCTGGAGCAGAAGATCGACAACTTGATGCAAAGGAACAGTCATGCGTAATGCAATGTCACCAGCGGCCCCGATGCCACCCCGTCCGGCCAAGATGGTCAAGGATGCCAAGTCCGCGCAAGAGCAATCTCGCACGATGATGTTCAAGAGCGGTGGATCTGCATCCAAACGCGCCGATGGGTGCGCGGTGCGCGGCAAGACCAGGGGCAAGATGCTGTGAGAACGCGGCTGGGCAACTGGGCGACCGGCGGCAAGCCCGTTGAGCAAGGAGGATATGCCATGCCTGCGAAAACGGCAAAGCAGAAGAAATTCATGGATGCAGCGGCTCACAGCCCTGCGTTTGCGAAGAAGGTCGGCGTCCCTTCCAAAGTCGCCAAAGAGTTCAGTGAGTCCAGCAAGGGTATGAAATTTTCAAAAGGTGGTGAAATGAAAGAGTCCAAAAAAATGACTGGTAAGGAAGTGGCCTTCATGAAGAAGAAGGGCGCTCCCAAGTCCATGATCAAGCACGAGATGGCCGAAGTGGGCATGGAGGCCGGTGGCCGCGCCAAGGGCAAGATGATGCCCACGGCCAACCAGATGGGCAGCCTTGGCATGAAGCATGGCGGTCTGGCCCAGGGCCACAAAGCGGCTGACGGCGTGGCTGTGCGCGGCAAGACCAAAGGCACCCAGGTCAAGATGGCCAAGGGCGGCATGGCCAAGAAGTATTGCTGAGCCATGAGAGCCAGTCGCGGTATGGGGGTCATGAACCCCGGCAAAATGCCAAAGAAGGGGCGCCGCAAGGATGACCCCGACAGCTTTGACATGTACGCCGAGGGCGGCAAAGTCGGCCTTTACGACAACATCAATGCCAAGCGCAAGCGCATCGCAGCCGGATCTGGCGAGAAGATGCGCAAGCCTGGGAGCAAAGGTGCCCCGACCAAGCAGGCTTTCGTTGAATCGGCCAAGACGGCCAAGAAACGGTAACGGTGTTACGGTGTGGCCAATCATCTGCGCAAGGAGCGGCGAAGGCAAAACCCTCCGCATCAGCCTCCTGCGCCGCCGCCCGTAAACCCACCGGAGAAGCCCAATGACAACGACCGGAACGACATCCTTCAACCTAGACCTCGCCAACCTCATGGAGGAGGCGTTTGAGCGCGCGGGTGGGGAGATTCGGTCTGGCTACGATGTGCGCACGGCTCGCCGCAGCCTCAACCTGCTGACCATTGAGTGGGCCAACCGGGGCATCAACCTCTGGACGATTGAGCAGGGCCAGATCCCCATGAATCAGGGGCAGATTGCCTACCCTTACCCGGCGGATACGATTGATCTTCTGGATCAGGTGGTGCGCACCCAGACTGGCATTGACCAGACGGACATCAACATCAGCCGGATCTCGGTGTCTACCTATGCCACCATCCCCAACAAAAACGCCCAGGGCAGGCCGATTCAGGTCTGGATCAACCGCCAGTCCGGCACGGTGTCGGCGAGCGGCCTGACGCTTTCTGGTGGCCTTCTTGCGGGGGTAACCACTGTTACCCTCAGTGCGGCACCTGAAAAGTTCCCGGAGATTGGTTTCATCAACGTCGGCTCGGAAACGATCCAGTACACCGGCATCAGCGGCAATACCTTGACTGGGTGCTATCGTGGCCAAAATGGCACCACGGACGCCCTCCATGCTGGCGGCACACCGGTGTACCTGAACAATCTGCCGTGCGTGAACGTCTGGCCATCGCCCAATCAGGACAACTTCTACACCTTCGTGTACTGGCGCCTGAAGCGGATTGACGACGCTGGCAATGGCCGCGCCGAGCAGGACATCCCCTTCCGTATGCTGCCATGTCTGGTGGCCGGGCTGGCCTACTACATTTCCATGAAAATCCCAGAGGGCGCGAACCGCGTGGATCGCCTGAAGCTCGATTACGAGGAGCAGTGGCTGCTGGCTTCTGCTGAAGACCGGGAGAAGGCCGCTTTGCGGCTTGCCCCACGGCAAATGTTCTTCTGAGGTGACACATGCCGAACAGGTTTGCCTCGGGAAAATATGCAATCGCGGAGTGCGACAGATGCTCTTTCCGGTATCCGCTCAAGGTGCTGCGCTCGCTGGTCATCAAGACCAAGAATGTCAACCTGTTGGTTTGCCCGACGTGCTGGGAGCCGGATCAACCGCAGCTCCAGCTCGGCATGTACCCGGTGGACGATCCCCAGGCTCTGCGCAACCCGCGACCGGACACCAGCTATCTGACCTCCGGCCTGAATGGAATTCAGACCGAAAACCTGACCGCCCAGACAACGAGCCAGCTCGCGTTTGGGACGCCAGAAGGCGGCAGCAGAATCATCCAATGGGGATGGAACCCCGTCGGTTTGAACAACCCCCTCAAACTGAGCGGATTGCAGGATAATTTGCAGGCAAGTGGGCAAGTTGGTTCCGTGTCCGTTTCGACTACTTAGGAGAAGCCATGAACAAGTATCTGTCCGGCGGCGATGTGAAAAAGGTTAAGACCATTGCCAAAGCCGAAGTCAAAGGCCACGAAGCCAAAATGCACGGCAAGGGCTATGCAAAAGGCGGCGTGACAAACATGCAGCGCAAAGAGCTGGGGCGCGGCTTGGCCAAGGTGGCCAACCAGAAGAAGTCCAGCTTTACCTATCGCAAGATGGGAGGCAAGTGATGAGCAAAGCCAACGACAAGTTTGATTTCTTCCCTGCAAACACCAAGGATCCAATCAACAAGTACAAGCAGCCCAAGCCCTACAAGGATAACCTGGGTGAGAACGGCTATCCCAACGGCGTGGCCAACACCCAGACGATGCGCACGCGCGGCACGAAGCACACCACTCGCGGCAACAGCAACAGCTTGAAGATGGGCTGAGATGAACTACGACGAGCTGTTTGAAACGATCAAGGGATACGTCGAGAACGACTTCCCTGGGACGACGTGGACGGATCCTGCTGGGACTGGGACGGTGACGTTCACCCAGAAGGAGCAGATCGACACGTTCATCAAACAGGCCGAGCAGCGCATCTACAACACGGTGCAGCTTCCGGCGTTGCGAAAAAACGTGACGGGCAACTGCACCATCAACAACAAGTATCTGGCCATGCCAAGCGACTGGTTGTCGATGTTCTCTCTTGCCATCATCCGAGCTGACGGCACGCAGGAATATCTGCTGAACAAGGACGTTGAGTTCATCCGTTCTGCGTTCCCGGATCCTACGGACATAGGGGAGCCCAGCCACTACGCCATTTTTGACAACAACACGATGATCTTGGGCCCGACGCCAGATGCCTCCTACAACATGGAGATGCACTACTACGGGTATCCCACCAGCATCGTGGACGCGCCCAGCGGGACGACATGGCTGGGTGATCGTTTTGACAGCGCGTTGCTGTACGGCAGCCTGATGGAGGCATACACCTTTATGAAGGGTGAGACTGATGTCATTCAGATCTACAAGGCGCGGTATGACGAGGCGTTGGCGTTGTTGAAGGCGCTTGGCGACGGCAAAGATCGTCAAGATACTTATCGTACTGGCCAAGTGAGGTACCCCGTAACATGATGATCGAATCGATGCTCCCTGTAGTCAATAGCGTTGAAGTCAGAACCACGAGTCACCGGGGCTTTACGCCCGAGGAGGTGGCAAACCGTTGCGTGGAGAAAATCATCTCCATTGGCGACCAGTCGCATCCAGCGATTCGTGATCAGGCGCACGCCTTCAAAGAGTACATCCACGCTGTAGTCACCTTCTACATCAAGGATGCAATCCGCAACGATAGGCACACTATCGCAACCCGTCTTCGGGATGCCGGGCATCCTGAACTTGCAATCATTCTGGAGGAATAAATCATGGCATTCACTGGTAACTTCATGTGTACCAGCTTCAAAGTGGAGCTGATGCGCGCTATTCACAACTTTACGGCCAGCACTGGCAACACGTTCAAGCTGGCGATGTACACCAACAGTGCTTCGTTCACTGCTGCGACCACGGCCTACACCACGACCAATGAGGTGACGGCCAGCGGTTCGTATTCGGCTGGCGGGGGCACGTTGACCAACGTCACGCCCACCAGCTCGGGAACAACGGCCTTCACCGACTTTGCCGATCTGTCGTTCACCACCGCCACCATCACGGCACGCGGCGCGCTGATTTACAACGACACGGCCACTGGTGATCCTACGGTTGTGGTGCTGGACTTTGGTTCGGACAAGACTTCGACCAGCGGAACTTTCCAGATCATCTTCCCCGCAGCCGACGCCTCAAATGCAATCATCCGCATTGCTTGATAGGGCGCAGACGTGGCAGATGTCACCGTACCGCTTGGAGGCTGGGGTGCCCTAAGCTGGGGTGAGGCAGCCTGGGGACAAGGCTCAGTCAGCCTGACCGGAACTGGTCAGGTTGGCTCAGTCACGACCACCGCTGGCGCAGATGTCAGCGTTACGGGCGTTTCCGCCACTGGTGCGGTTGGATCTGTCTCCATCACTGGGGGCGCAAATGTCACGGTAACGGGCCTGTCGGCGACTGGGGCGGTTGGCTCTGTAACCGTCGCCGCCGACGCCAATGTGTCCGTCACTGGAGTGGCGGGCACTGGGCAGGTTGGAACGGTTCAGGCCCAGGCCGGGGCTGACGTAAACGTCACCGGCCTCTCGGCCACGGGCTCTGTTGGTTCCGTCACCATCACGGCGGATGCCAACGTCAGCGTAACAGGTGTTACCGGCACCGGGGCCGTGGGCTCCGTGTCTGTGACTGCTGATGCAAACGTCACCGCAACCGGGCTATCTGCAACCGGCCAAGTTGGCTCTGTCACGGTGGCGGCGGGCGCCAATGTGTCGGTCACCGGCCTGTCTGCTACAGGCCAAGTTGGCACCGTAGGGGTGCAGGCTGGCGCCACTGTCAATGTCACCGGTCTGTCGGCCACGGGCGCCGTTGGATCTGTCACGGTATCTGCCAATGCAAATGTGACGGCTACTGGGGTGACAGGAGCGGGCCAAGTTGGGACTGTCGAGGCTCAGGCCGGGGCGGATGTCAACGTCAGCGGTCTGTCAGCCACCGGGCAAGTTGGATCCGTCACCATCGTTGCAGACGCCAACGTCACTGTGACGGGGCTGGCTGCAACCGGCAGTGTTGGGTCAGCCACCGTGTCGGCGGACGCCAATGTCACCGTCACGGGCCTGCAAGCCACCGGATCAGTGGGCACGGTCGAAGCCCAGGCGGGCGCGGATGTGACCGTAACAGGTGTTACCGCTACCGGCCAAGTGGGGTCGGTAACCACGACGGGTGACGCAAATGTGACCGTAACCGGCCTGTCGGCCACCGGCAGCGTCGGATCCGTCGAAGCCCAGGTCGGGGCTGACGTAAACGTGTCCGGCCTGTCTGCCACGGGTTTTGTTGGCTCGGTCACTGTGGCTGCCAATGCAGACGTGTACGCCACCGGGGTGTCGGCTACTGGTCAGGTCGGGCAAGTTCAATCTGGCAGCATAGTTGTAGTTGACCTTGTTGGCGTCAGTGCCACGGGCGCAGTTGGGTCAGTAACAGCGCAGGCGGGCGTTGAGGTGTCGCTGGTCGGCCTGCAATGCGACGGACAAGTCGGCTCTGTTGAAGCCCAGGCTGGCGCAAATGTCAATCTCACGGGCGCTCAGGGAGATGGGCAAGTTGGCTCTGTCACGGTTAACGAAGGCGTCGGCGTGTATGTCACCGGCGTAGCGGCCATTGGGGTTGTTGGCACCGTTGAGATTACTGGCGACGGCGTTGTTTACGTTACGGGTGTTTCCGCTATCGGCATCGTCGGCAATGTTTTAATATGGGGTCTAATAGACGAGAATCAGACCCCGAATTGGGCGGCCATCAATGATGGCCAAACGGACGGCTGGACGCCTGTGGATGACGCCCAAACACCCGACTGGGAAGAAATTGCACAAGCAGCATAGAGGACTGAAAAATGACGATCAATTACACCACGCTGCTGGCACTGGCCAAGCCAGTTACCGGCACGGAAACCGGCCAATGGGGCGATGTAGTCAATGACCAGATTACATCGATGCTGGAGGACGCCATAGCCAATGCGGCCACGTTCAGCGTCACCAGCGGCAACGTCACCCTGACGACGGCCAACGGCTCAACCAGTCAAGCGCGGATGTCCACGCTGATCATCACTGGTACGCCGGGCACTACGCGCAACGTGATTGCGCCCAGTCAGGCCAAGATCTATGTGGTAATCAACCAGTCGAACGGCGCCGTCGTCATCAAGGGTGCCGCGACCACTGGCGTCACGGTCGGTGCTGGCCAGACGGCCCAGATTGCTTGGAACGGCTCTGACTTCGTGGAGATTGGAAATTACGTCCACGGCAATTTTGTCATCAACGGCAATCTCACGGTCAACGGCAACACGACCTTGGGCGATGCGGCAGCCGACAACATCACGTTCAACGGCACCATCACCTCGCACCTGCTGTTCACCGACAACACCTACGACATCGGTGCCAGTGGCGCGACGCGCCCGCGCAACCTGTTCCTGGCCGGCAACGCGACCATCGGCGGCAACACCACAATGACCGGCACGCTGACCGTGGACAGCACGACCGATTCCAGCAGCACGACCACCGGCTCGATCCAGACGGACGGTGGCGTGGGCGTGGCTAAGGCACTGTACGTCGGTACCACGGCCAACATTGCAGGGGCCGTGACCCTTTCAGGCGGCACCGCAAACGGCGTGGCCTACCTTAACGGCAGCAAAGTCCTGACCACTGGGTCTGCGCTGACGTTTGATGGTTCGTTGCTAAACACCACCGGGTCAATCCGCGCACAAAACAGCCTGTTCGTGTATGGCACAGGCGACCGCCTAAACGTATTTCCGCAAACGGCTGGCAGCGGTGTTCAACTTGTTTCCACCAACAACGCCAACTCCGCTTATGCACCGCTGACCTTGGATGGGTCGGCAACCATTTTCAATGCCAGTGGCGGCGAACAAATGCGCCTGACCAGCACAGGGCTGGGTATTGGGACGAGTTCGCCTACTGCAAAGTTGGATGTAAAGAAAACCTCCAACGACACAATCTCTCGGACAAATGCAGTAGGTGGTTTTGGGGATTGGGATTCCCTCGGCGCTGGTCTGCTGATGCAACAGACTCTGAGTTCGCCATATGGATTTGCACTGCAAGCAGCCAACGCAGCCAACAGCGTACAGTTCCCGCTGCTGCTCAACCCGTCTGGCGGCAACGTGGGTATTGGGACGAGTTCGCCTGCTTATAAGCTGGCCGTACAAGGCAGCGCATACATCACCTCCACAGTCGGCATTGGCACCACGCCTGGAAACTACGGCGGTCAGGTAGATATTTACGCAAACAGCAATGCTGTTTTTAATGGCATTTGGGTTCGCAACGACAGCAGCGGCGCATCTGCCAATGCTGGCATCGTCATAAACGCATCTGGCAATAGCTGGCGCATGGCGATGGGGTCAACCGCCAATAACAACAATGCGCTTTTCTGGGCAGTTGATGCCGGCTCTCCGACGACGCTGATGACTCTCAGCACCTCCGGCAACCTCGGCCTGGGGGTGACGCCGAGTGCTACAAATACCTCTTTCCGAGCATTTGAGGTCGGTAGCTTTACTGTTTTTAGCGGTACTGGTGGACTCTCGTCATACATAGACAACAATGCATTTTTTAATACGTCAAGCCAGTATATTTACAAGAGCAGTGGGCACGCCGGTGAGTATGCAATGCTCACTTCAGATGGCTCACACCGCTGGTACATCGCCCCCTCCGGCACAGCAGGCAACGCCATCACCTTCACCCAGGCAATGACATTGGGGGCAAATGGAAACTTGGCTGTTGGCGATACAAGCACAGGGAATGCTCGGTTATTTTCCTACATTAGTGATGCTTCATTGGCCGCAATCAACGCAAGACAAGACGGAGCCGGGCCAATTCAAGTTTGGAATTCTGGCGGCACCGAACGCGCCCGTATCGACTCCAGCGGTAACTTGCTGGTGGGGACGACGAGCCAGCCAGCGTTTGCAACATCGCGTGCAGTAGTTGCATACGGAAACGCAGACTACGCCTTTGCAGTAGTAAACAGCAACGCAGACCCATATGGGATGGCGATGGGGTACACGGGAGCCGCGCCAAACAGTACATCCAACGCATTTTTTTACTGTCAAGATAGCGGCTCTACGCAAAGATTTTCTGTGCGCTCAAACGGAGGCGTTTATAACTACAGCGCCAACGATATCAACCTTTCCGACCGCAGAGAGAAGACTAACTTCGTTCCGGCCAAGTCTTACCTTGAAACCATCTGCGCGATTCCCGTTCAGACCTTCAACTACATCGACCAGAACATGGAAGAAGACCCCGGCTTGACGCTGGGCGTGGTGGCGCAGGACGTTCAGGCTGTTGCGCCTGAGTTGGTCACGGAAAGCAACTGGGGCAGCAAAGATGACCCCAAGATGCGGCTGTCGATCTACCAGACCGACCTGCAATATGCGCTGATGAAGTGCATCCAAGAACTCAAAGCCGAGGTTGACAGCCTCAAATCTCAACTCAAAGGAGCCTAAATCATGACTACTATCACCTGGACAATCACTGCGATGGACTGCTATCCGCAAGAGGGTGGCAACACCGATGTCGTGTTCAATGTCCACTGGACATGCGCTGGCACTGACGGCACATACAACGCCTCTGTGTACTCCACCTGTGCTGTTCCCGGCCCAGGCAATCCGTTCACCCCATACCCAGACTTGACTCAGCAGCAAGTGCTTGGGTGGATCTGGGCCAACGGCGTGGATCAAGCAGCCACAGAGGCCGCTGTGCAGCAGCAGGTCAACAACCAGATCAACCCTCCGGTGGTCACGCCTCCTCTGCCTTGGGCGGCATAATTGATGAGGGGTAATCCGCTGCCCCGTCACAGCGGCACAAGGAGCTAGAAATGAACGATCAAAACGTAACTCTGAAACTGGGTCTGGTGAATGCCATGCTGCAATATCTTGGCACTCGTCCGTATCAGGAGGTGTTTCCTCTGGTGCAGGAAATCCAAGCTGTGGTGATCCCGCAGTTGCCCGTGCCTGAGCAAAAGCCTGCTGAAGCCCCAGCCGCCGAGTAAGGAGGGCATCATGGCCGACAAGTGGATCCAATCCGCCATCAAGAAGCCTGGGGCCTTGCGGGCTTCGCTGGGCGTCAAGAAGGGGGAGAAGATCCCTGCCAAGAAACTGGAGGCAGCGGCCAAGAAACCCGGCAAGATGGGCCAGCGGGCTCGTCTTGCCCAAACCCTCAAGGGGATGAAATGATCACCACCATTGAGGCGCATGAGCGTGAGGGGGCCATAGAGCCCCGTCACATTGTTGAGATTTTGTGCCCGGCCTGTGATCGGGACGTTGACGCCAATGAGCTGGCCAACATGAAGTGCAATGACTGTGGACAAGACCTGTCAGAGCCCAAGCAGAACGTAGCGATTCACGCCACGACTGTCCCGGCAGCCGGAGGCTTAACTATGGGTGACTGATATGACCAATACCGATGAAATTGCCATGCTCAAGGCCCAGGCGCGCGCGGAGATCCAGCGCCTTGAGGCCCAGTCCCCAGCCAAGGAAGTCGCTGGCAAAGCTATTGGCAAACATGGCCTTGCCTATATCACAGCGATTGTTTTGGTCGGTGTTATAGCCAGCCTATTCCTTGAGGAGTCCAAAATCGCTGCGGTGATCGGGCTGGTTAGCGCGGCCTTGACCGCTTTGATTGCCATGCTCAACGGCATTGCCGGGGCCAACCCAAAGCAGGAAAAACCAGAGTTTGAGGTCATGAAGCAGTTGATCGACAAACTCGACAAGCTCGACAGACAAGAGCAGCCCATGCGGGTTGAAGTAGAAGGCGACAGGGTGACGGTGCGTAAGGGTGACGATGTGGTCACCGCGAAGAAGGAGTGAGCATGGACTGGCTAAAACAGATTGCTCCTACCGTAGCCACTGCGCTGGGTGGCCCTCTTGCTGGGATGGCTGTGTCTGCCATTTCCAAAGCCATAGGTGTAGATGAGGACAAGGTAACTGACATCATCTCCAGCAACAAGCTCACGGCAGATCAAGTAGCCCAGATCAAGATTGCAGAGATTGAGCTTGCTAAGCAGGCGCAGGAGCTTGGTCTGAACTTTGAAAAACTGGCAGTCGATGACCGCAAGAGCGCCCGCGAGATGCAGGCGGTGACCCGTTCGTGGGTTCCTCCCTTGCTGGCCGCCTCGGTGACCCTCGGATTTTTCGCCATCCTTGGCGGCATGATGTTCGGTCAGATGTCCGTGGCTGACAACACGGCGCTCACCATGATGCTTGGCTCTTTGGGCACGGCCTGGACTGGAATCATTGCCTACTACTTCGGCTCGTCTGCTGGCTCTCAGGCCAAGACTGATCTGCTCTCTAAAGCACCGCCCGTCAAATAAGGAGTCTCCATGCCATTCCAACTTTCTCAGCGTAGTCTCGACAAACTGGTGGGCGTTCGCCCAGAATTGGTTGAGGTGGTCAAGCGTGCCATCGAGATCACCACTGTTGACTTCGGTGTCACCGAGGGGCTGCGTACCAAAGAACGTCAAATCGAACTCTTTGAAAAGGGCGCATCTCAGATTCGTGAAGGTGGTACGCACGTCGATGGGCGTGCTGTAGACCTGATGGCTTACCTTGGTGACCGTGGCAGTTGGGAACTCAACCTGTACGACAACATTGCTGATGCGGTGAAACAGGCGGCAATCGAGAAGAATGTCGCCATCCGTTGGGGCGCGGCGTGGAACGTGCCTGACATTCGGATGTGGCGAGGCACGATGGAAGAAGCCATGAACTTCTACATCGACGAGCGCCGCAAGCAGAACCGGCGCCCTTTCATTGATGGGCCGCATTTTGAGATGGTTTAAACATGGCCTTCATCAAGCTCCAGTTTCGCCCAGGGGTCAACCGCGACCAGACCAACTACACCAATGAGGGTGGTTGGTTTGCGTGCGACAAGATTCGCTTTCGCTCGGGCTACCCGCAGAAGCTGGGCGGCTGGATGCAGGCCACGTCACAGATCTTTCTGGGGGTGTGCCGCCAGATGTTTGGCTGGATCACCAGCTTTGAGGACAACTTTGTTGCCCTGGGCACCAGCAAGAAGGTCTACATCAACGTCGGATCGCAGTTTTACGACATCACGCCACTGAGGGAAACGACAGCGCCTGGAGCGGTGACTTTTTCCGCAGTCACCACGGCCCCGTTCAGTTCGATCATCACGGTGACGGACGTTGCGGCCAACGTGGATGTCGGCGACTTTGTGACGTTTAGCGGCGCGGTCAGCCTGGGCGGCAACATCACAGCGGCGGTGCTCAATCAGGAGTATGAGGTCTACCAGTCTCTGACGGCCAACACCTACACCATCATTGCCAAAAGTTCGACCACCGGCCTGCCAGTTACCAGCAACGCATCTGATGTTGGCGACGGCGGCGCCGCAGTGGTTGGCGCATACCAAATCCCGATTGGGTACGACACGACAACCTACGGCTACGGCTGGGGCGCTGGATCTTGGGGTTCGTCGCCTTGGGGTCTTGGCGCCTCGTCCCCGATTGTTCTTCAGCAGAGAGATTGGTTCTTCGACAACTTCGACAACGATCTTGTGATGAACATCCGGGATGGAGAAATCTACTACTGGGTGCGCGGCCAGAAGAACGACATCAACGTGCAGTTGGCCACTCGGGCGGTGCTGCTGTCCTCGTTGGCTGGCGCGGAGAATGTGCCGGTGCAGGCCATGCAGATTTTGGTGTCGCAGAACGACAAGCACCTGCTGGCCTTTGGCTGCACGCCGTTTGGATCCAGTTCAACGGCTGATTTTGACCCTCTGCTGATTCGTTGGGCGGCTCAGGATGCGCCAGAGTTTTGGACGCCTGGGACGGCCATCGTGCCATCGACGGGCAACCTGAGCAGTGCGGGCTTCATCCGCGTGTCTCGCGGCTCCAGCATCGTTCGCGCCCTGCCAACCAGACAGACCATTTTGGTTTGGACAAACTCGCACCTGTTCTCGTTGCAGTACACCGGCACCACGGAGGTCTTCAACCTTCAGGAAATGGCCGACAACATTTCAATCATGTCGCCGCGTGCGGTTGCGTCTGCCAACAACGTGACGTACTGGATGGGGACGGACAAGTTCTACGGGTTTGCTGGAGCGGTGGAAACGCTGCCTTGCACGCTGCGCAACCATGTCTTCAACAACCTGAACTACAACCAGAAGAATCAAGTCATCGCGGGAACCAATGAGGGCTTCCATGAGATCTGGTGGTTCTACCCCAGCCTCAATTCCGAGCAGGTTGACTCCTATGTGGCCTACAACTACTTGGAGCGGATCTGGTTCTACGGCACCCTAGATCGCACCGCATGGCTGGATAGCCCACTACGGACTTATCCGCAGGCCGTTGGGTACGACAACATTCTCATGGATCACGAAAAGGGCGTGGATGCAGACACCCTCCCGATGGAGGCTTACATCCAGTCGTCTGACTTTGACTTGGCCGATGGCGACCAGTTCATGCTCACGCGCCGGATCATCCCCGACGTGAATTTTGAGGGATCCACTGCAACCACGCCGGAGCTGGACTTCCTGATCAAGCCGCGCAACTTCCCCGGCTCGACCTATCAGGCCGACAGCTTTGACACCCAGGCTGTGGTGCAGTCATCCGTGAACGTCTACACCGACCAGATCTGGATCCGCGCTCGGGCCCGCCAGATGGCCTTGAAGATCCAGTCGCAGGACTTGGGCGTCAATTGGCAGCTTGGATCCCCGCGCCTTGATGCACGCGCAGATGGAAAGAGGTAGCGCATGGCGATGCTCAAGTTCCGTGCGCCGCCTCTGCCCATCGCAGGGCCGGACTACAAGCAGGACTACTTCGCCCAACTGATCCGCGCGCTCGGCCTGTACTTCAACCAACTGGACTCCAAGACGCCAGTCCAGTGGGAAACGGTCATTGCCGACGATTTCATTGGCGGCGACTTTGCTGGGTATGGTCAGGGCATCAAGTTACCTCACATCTCGGCATCCAGCGCCAGCGATCAACTGGCCACAGGAGACAACACGCCCACCTTGGTGACATGGGAAATTGTTGAGGCCGGGGAGGGCTTTACGCTCAACAATGACGGCACCGCAACGGCTTTGTACCCAGGCGTCTACCAAATCAGCTTTGGGCTTCAGTTTGCCAACACGGCCAACGCTGCGCATGACGTGTATGTGTGGCTGCAAGTCGATGGCATAGATGTGCCGCGCACGGCATTCAGCTTCACGATACCGGCCCGCAAAAGCGCGGGGGTGCCGTCCTATCTGTTGGCGTACTCCAGCGCCACCTTTTCGCTGAATACCAATCAGGACATCGCGCTGTACTGGGCAACCGACAAAGCGTATGACAACTCGCCCTCCGTGGATGGCGTGTACATGGAATCCCAGCCGGTTTCCACCAGCCCATACGCCAGACCGGCGGTGCCGTCAGCAAACGGCTCAATTGTTTTTGTGTCAGCCTTGCCCACGCCTACCGTCACAGGGGTTTATGCTTCTGGGTACGTTGGTAGCGTGACTGTTTCAACCACCTAAATCAAATACAAGAGGGTCAAATGAATGAAGCGCAGTTCTTGGAGTTTCTTACCGGCTTGGCCAAGATCGTCAAGCCCTTGCACCGTAACACTGTTACCGTCCCTGATTTTGATGTGGAGTTCAAGGAGATCGACATCGACAGCTTGGACACCTTGATGATCGTGATTTACTCCTGCGAGCTTCACGGCATCTCGGAGGAGGTGGGCAAAGAGTGCAACCCCAAGAATGCGCGCGAGCTGTGGGATTTCATTTTGGCCCACAAGACGCAGGACGTGACTGACGTGGCGGCTGCTCTGGAGGCGTGCAAATGATCTACCTCACACACGCTCAGGCCGCCTACAGCGAACAGACTGAGCTGCTGGACGGGTTGTATTCGCAAAGGGTGCATTGGTTCCCTGACACTTATGCGCGAGTCAAGACCGGCATGTCTTACCCTCCGCACAAGCTGACCGAGAAGGTCATCGTGCCTGAGCTGGCCGAATGGCTGCGGGCCACCCCAATGAAGACGGCCTTCATCTTGGCCGGTGGCAACCAGCACTTTGCTGGGATCAACAAGATGGCCAAGTCGCCCTTGGTCTACGAGTACAAGTTCCTGCCGCTGACTCTCACCCAGGTCTACGCCGGGCGGATTGCCCAGCAACTGGGGGCCAACGACTTGATCCAGACGGACGCCACGGCCTGCGTGTCAAGCCTCAAGGCGTGCATGGATGTCCAGACCCTGATCAAGTTCTACGGCTTTGACCGGGTAATTGTGCTGGGGGTGGAGGATGCGGTCAGCGCCAGCGTTCTGGACTTCTTTGGGGAGTCAGGGGCCAGCTTGACCAAGGCCAAGGAGGACGCCAGCGGCATGGTGCCATCTGCTTTTGACGACAAGAACCAAGGGTTCTACGTTGGCCAGGGCGCCGTGCTGGCGGTCTTCCACAGCCAGAGGGCCATCAACCGCTTGAAAATGGCCCCATTGGCCCGTCTGCACAGCGCCTACACGGCCTCGGAGGACTGCTCCAATGCCATCGGCCAACGCAACGACGGGCAGGGTTACATCAACGCCATGAAGGGCGCAATGGATCTGGCGGATCTGTCGCGCAAAGACATCCGGGTGGTAAAAACCCACGGAACGGGCACCGCCAGCAACAACGCTGCCGAACGGGCTGCGCTAGAAGCTACGCTGGAGGGGTTTATCGCAACCAGCTTTAAGCCTAAAATTGGGCATACGATGGGGGCAAGCGGGCTTCTGGAGAGCGTAATGCTCTGCGAGTCAATATCCAGAGGCGTCATCCCGGCCATTTCCAATCGCACCCAAAACGACTCGGTATTTTTGTCGCAAGACGCGAAGGCCCCAAGTGGGCTGTTCCTGAGTTTGGCGGCGGGTATGGGTAACGTCTACTCGGCTGCCATTTTTGAGGTGATGTAAATGGCCGACATGATAGACAGCAACCAGACGATGCTCCCAGTCAATGAGATCGTCGCCATCGCGGCTCAGAATACTGAGTCGCCCTTCCCTGTTCAGAACGTAATTGCCAGCATCAAGGCGGAGGTTGAGAGCCCAGGATCCTTGCCGATGCGTTACGGCAACACGTTATTTCTGTGCCACAAAAGCAAAAATCGCGTGGGCACTTTTAGGGCCTTGAATGCGGACACGGCGCGCAACTTCCTTGAGAATGGGATGCGCTGGGTGGTGGCGGCGTATGACGCCGGCTTTGACTTTATGGTCACGGAGTTTTACGACAGCTCCCTCCTGAGCATCTTCAAGGCAATCTCTCGTCGTCCGCCTCGCCCCAACATGGGCTATCAAGCGCGCAAGATGAAGGACGGCAAGATGCAGGTGATCTTGCAGCTCGGCCCTAAGCGCCCAGGAGATAAAGTATGAGCGCCGTTTTTGAAGCAGTTGGCAACCTCGTAGAAGGTGTTGCTGATGTTGTTGGCGACGCCCTTGAGTGGGTTGGCGATACCGTCACCAACGTGGTTGAGTCTGCGATGGACGACCCTCTCAAGGCAATTGCACAGGTTGCAGTGATTGCTGCAACATCAGGAGCTGGAGCGGGCGTTTTGGGCCTATCAGCTCCACTGACTGCCATGCAGGCATCTTTGGGCATGGCGGCTATTGAAGGCATTGATGTGCTGGAGGAAGGCGGAGATTTGGGTGACGTGCTTGAGGCTTCGGCCAAGAGTTTTGCCGTTTCGCAAGCCGTCAGCTTTGGCATGGACGCATTCAGTGCGGCTGGCCCAACAGGAACCACTGGCAGCGCGACTTCGCAGTTCTTTGACGATGGCAGCTCTATTCAATTTTTTGACGATGGATCAAGGCTGGTCACCGACACCGCAGGCAAAATCACTTCGTCCGCAGCCGATGAGGTATTGGGGGCCGCCGCAACAACGGCTGGCGAAACGGGGGCAACAACTTCTCCTGTGTTGGCGCCAGAAGTTACGGTAGACGTGCCGTATTTGAGAGATGATCCGTTTTTGAAAGACTCTGTTGTGTCGCCCGTTGATGTGTCTCCCGTGGAACTCATGGGCACCGAACAAGCTCCGTTTATTCAAACGCCGCCCGGTAGCCCATACATGGAGCAAGCAGATCTGAGGGCGGCCATTGCAAAGGGTGAAGACGTTGGCGCAAGATACCGCTACGACCTTGGCAATGATGCGGCTTCTTTTGGGTATCCGCCAAGGGGTGGAGTTGATACAGCGTACAACTCTATGGAAGATCTGTTGCTGGAAACTGGCGCCATTACAAGAGATCAGTACAACGAACTGCTCAGCACAGGGGTTGCCGTAGCTCCAGATGGAAGCATGTTGCCGGACATCTATGACAACTTGCCAGAGAGTGTTGGCAATACCGTTGCAGTAGATAGGGGTGCGGCTAAAGACATCTATGACAGCCTGCCAGAGAGTGCTGGAAACGCTGTTGCAGTGGATCCAAATGCCAAGCAGTATGGCTCGATGGAAGATCTTCTGTATGACAAAGGCGTATTGACCGACGCCCAGTACAAAGATCTCACGGGTGTAGCTCCCGTGGTTGACAAGAGCAGTCCTGCTGGCCCGATGAGCAATGTGTCTGTCGTGGACGCGGCCAAAGATCTTGGCAGCGCGGCTGTGGATTACGCAATCGCAAACCCACTGACAACTGCTGGCGTGATTGGTGGCGGCCTGGCTTTGGCGGGCGCCGTATCGGGCGATGAATCCACTCCTGCGACCAAGCCCGGCGAAACTGCGAAAAAGACCTTCACCTACGGCGCAGCGCCGGAAATCCGCCGCACCGGTCTGGATCAGCTCTACAGCGCATCAGCAAACATTTATGGGCCCCGTGGCGCCACCGGCACTCCGGGGTCTACGCTGCCGCCGCCCGTCCAGTTCCAATCATCATTCCAGCCGTTGATTGGTGGCGCCGCTCCAGGCGCTGCACGGTTTGGACTTGGTGCGCTTGGCCAGGGCTTCAGCTACACCCCGATGGGGTCACCCCAAACTTTTGACATCAGTACCCTGACGCCCGAGCAGATCGTGCAAATGCAGGACGCAATGGCGCGCCGCCGTGCCGCTGGAGGAGGTTGAACATGCAAACGATTGAGCAATTCCGACAAGAGCTGGCTGAGCTGGCGTCATCACAACCGCAGCCAGCACAGGGGCTGGCATCGCAGGGGCGAGGCGGGGACTCCATGCTTGTCCATATGCGGCCCGATGAGGTGGCCGCAATGCAGGGCATGGCCCGGCAGGCCGGGACATCGATGACGATCAACCCGGTAACAGGGTTACCCGAGGCGTTCAAGCTCAAGGATCTGTTCAACATCAACACCTACACCGACCCGATCCAGAAGGGCATGAAGTCCGCTGGTTTGGGCGGTCTGTATGACACGGTGTCGGACGCTGCCAAATGGACTGGCAAGAATGCCCAGTACATCCTGCCATTCATCCCAGGCGGCGCGTTTGCCAGCGTGGGTCTGGGTGGCTTGGCCACTCCGATGGGCAAGGGCATCTTGGGCGGCTTGGCTGGCACGTTTGCCAGTGGCCGTCCAAATCTCAAGCGCGGCCTGATGACGGGCCTGACTTCCTACGGCCTGAGCAGCGCCTACGAAGGCTTGCAGGCCGCTGGTGGTGGCACTGGCGCGGTGGGACAGAGCTATGACTCGTTTGGCAACCCTGTGGAGGCCGGTAGCAAGGCCGCGATGAATGCCGATGTGTCTGGAACAATTGCCGAAAACGCTACGCGGCCCCTGACGGCGGAGTTTGATGCTGCCAGCCAAGGTGTCAAGAACCTGATGTCCAGCGACAAGGCGGTGTCCAAGGCCGCAGGCGAGGCATTCAAGCCGCACTTTGGCATGGGCACCGGATACGCCACGATGATGGGCATCACCGGCACAATGGATCTGGATGCACAAGAGGCTCAATTGGAGGCAGCGAGAGCAGCCGGGCAGGTTGCCGAGGCTCAGTATGCACAGATGAAAGCACGGATTGCAGAGGCGCGCAGGCGCTCAGAAGAAGCGGTGCGAGCAAATCCCTACCGCTTTGCGATGGGTGGCGTGCCGTTGGCAATGAAGGGCTCGCCTGATGATGAGCTGAACCCATACGGCGGCATGGCCCAAGGCGGCGTGCCGAGGTTTATCGACGGCGATGGGGATGGCATGAGTGATTCCGTACCTGCCATGATTGAAGGCCAGCAGCCAGCTCGATTGGCTGATGGTGAGTTTGTGATCCCGGCGGACGTGGTAAGTCACCTGGGCAATGGATCAACCAAGGCTGGCGCGAAGCAGTTGTACGCGATGATGGATCGTGTGCGGCAAGCTCGCACTGGCAACGAACAGCAGGGCAGAGAAATCGTACCTACCAAGTACACCCCTGCGTAAGGAGAAAACATGCCAACCAACACCACTACCGTCAGCGGCCAACAATCAATCCCAGAGGTTCTGGAGCCGTACTTTACTGGCGCCGGTACGCCGGGCGGGGCGGACTATGTTCCCGGCCTATTGCCCACTGCGCAAGCCCTGTTCTCGCAGGACTACTCCACGGTTTTTAAGCCGCTGCAAGACAAAGGGTTTTTGGGCGAAGGCCGGATTGCTGGCATTACCGGCACGGACGCGCAGAATGCGCTGAAGACTGGGATCGCGGGGCTGAGCACGCCCGGACAGTTTGCCACTGCGACCAACTATACCTCGCAGGCAGCAGCGGGCCTCAACAACCTGTTGAACGCTTCTGCCTTGAGTGTGGGCGCGCCTGATCTGACCACATATCAGATGGGCCCAACAGCCACCGTCAATGCGCCCGCGCTCAACCAGTACAGCATGAATGCGGTCAACGCCAACTACACGCCCAATGCCCAAGGCGCGTCAATGTCGGCGGCTCAAACGTCGTTCAGGCCGGATCTGACGATGTACCAAATGGAGGCGCCCGAGCAGTTCTCGTCCCAGACTGCCCAGCGTTACATGGATCCGTACATGCAGAATGTGACGGACATTGCCAAGCGCAAAGCCATTGAAGATGCGCAGCGTCAGCAGTTGGCGGGCAACCTGGGCGCAGGCCGCAAGGGCATGTTGGGCTCATCTGCCAACCTGTTGGCCAGCACTGAGCGCGAACGGCAAATTGGCTTGCAGTTAGGGGACATTCAAGCTCGCGGCTTGGAGTCGGCCTATCAAAACGCCCAGACGCAGTTTGAGCGCGACCGCGCGGCCAGCATGGGGGCTGCGCAGCAGAACCTTCAAGCCAAGCTCGGAGTGCAGCAGCTTGGCACCCAGACCGGCCTTCAGGCCGCGCTGGCCAACCTCAACGCCGATCAGCAGGCGCGCGTGCAGAATCTGGCCGCCCAGCTCCAGACGCAGGGCCTCAACGCGCAGCAGGCTTTGCAGGTTGCCCTGTCCAACCAGCAGGCCGGGATGACCGCAAACCAGCAGAATCTGGCTGCGCAACTTCAAACGCAGCAGCTTGGGTCTGCCCAAGATTTGCAAGCCCAGCAGCTTAACCAAGCGGCCATACAGGAGTCTGCGCGCCAAAACTTGGCGGCGGCTCTTGGTGTTCAGCAGCTTGGCGCCCAGCAAAACCTGACCGCTCAACAGGCCAACCAACAGGCTTCGCTTCAGGCTCAGCAGCAACGGATTGCGGCTGCACAGGGTTTGGGGGGATTGGCGGCGACGACTGGACAACTTGGTGTTGCTCAGCAGGCTGCGGATCTCGACCGCCTCAAGGCTGTTGGCGCCTACGGCGATCTGGAGCGCGCCTACGCGCAGCAGAAGCTCGACGCGCAGTACCAAGACATTTTGCGCCAGATCGGCTACCCGGAGGAGCAATTGGCGAAAATGGCCAACATCCTGCGCGGCGTGCCGCTGGGCGACACCATGACCAATCAGGCGACCACCACCCCGCCACCGAGCTTTGCCTCGCAACTGGCGGGCATGGGGCTGTCGGGCCTGAGTCTGTACAACCTGCTGAATAGGGGTGGATGATGAGCATTCTTGACGCACTGAGAGTCCAAAAAGCCAACCAGCAGTCGGTATCACAACTGGCGGCGCTGCCCCAGAACGAGATCATTCGGCTGGCTCAGATGGGCCAGATCCCGGCGGACGTTGTGCCGGTTGTCATTAACGAGAAGGCGCGCATGGCCAAGGAAGAAGCCAACATGCGTGCGGCGATGCAGATGCAACAGCAGGGGCGCATCCCTACTGTCATTGAACAGGCCATGCAGGCGAATGCCCAAGCTGAGAGTCCGACCGGCTTACCCGCCGCGATGCCTCCAGCCGCCATGCAGATGCCCGCTCAAAGCCCCATGCCGCCGCAGGGGCAGCCGCCGCAGGGGATGCCTCCCCAAGGCCAAGAGCAGGGCGTGGCCGCACTTCCTACGGGTGACATGTTCCAAGGTCAGAATTTCCAAGCTGGCGGGATCGTGGCGTTCAATGGCGAGGATGGTTCTTTTGTGGAGGGCCCAACCGGCCTGATGATTTCGCGCGAGGATGCGCAGCCCCCAGGCCAAGGCCCAGCCAGTTTGGCCGAGTTCATCAACCAGTACAAGGGCCTGACCGCAAGCTCTCGCACTGAGTCTCCAGAGGAGATTGCCTACCGCGAGGCCGTCAAGAAGGGCAGTCTGTCGCCAGAAGACATCAAGCAACAGCAGTGGATGCGGATGTTCCAAGCTGGCCTTGGCATCATGGGCGGCGAGTCGCCGTATGCCTTCACCAACATCGGCAAAGGCAGCCAAGAGGCGCTCAAGGGATACGCCGAGGATCTGCGCGCTCAGCAGGGCCAGCGGATGCTAGATCTCAAGACGGCAGCAGAATCAGCCAGGGCCAAGCGCAGCGAGGAGCTGCAAGACGTTCAGGGTGGCGCCAAGCTGTACGAGTCCTATCTAGACCGTGAGCTGCGCGAGAAGATTGCCAAAGACAGCCAACTGGGCGCCAAGTATGCCGACAACTATGTAGCCATGAAGAAGGCCAGTGGCGACAAGCGGCCTGAAGAAGTGATCCGCGACGAAGGGTTCCGCACGTTCTTCCAAGAGTACGGCTACGCATCGGGCCGGGCCGCAACGACGGCGGCCACCGCAGCCGCCGCGCAAGGCGTGCAGGCCACCGGCCAAGAAAGATCTGCGAGGGAAACCGCTCTTAGGGAGTGGAACGACCTCAAGATCTCTGACCCGTCCAAGATGGAGCACCGCAGGCTGGCCAAGAAGGATCAGGAAAATGCGGCAGCGGGCAACCCGACGCGCTTGGCGGAGCAGTATGAAAACGACTGGGTGGGCAGACGCGCCCAGCGGATCATTGGAGCCCCTGCCGAGGCCCCTGCGCAGGCAGCACCGGCGGCACCGGCAGCCGCCGCAGGCGCTGCTGCTGGTCGCACCAAACCAGACATCAGCAGAATCACGGGTGCGCCTTCCGGCTCGTCCGTGGGCGATTTTGTGCAAGGCAGAGGATGGGAAATCAAGGACAGAAGCGGTAAGCTAATCGGGTACGCTCCAGTAACGAGGTGATGAATGCGATTCGTACCCCTGTCAGAAATTGAAGCGCAGGAGCAAACACTTCAGTTTGTCCCTCTGCAAGCCGAGCCCCCGCCCGCAGCGGAACCTGTTGTTTCTCCCGAGGAGCTGGCGGCACCGCCCGGCGGTGTTGTGACGCCCGGTGGCGCCGTCATGGTGCCGCCTCGCGTGGGCCGCAGGCCGCCGAGTGAAGGCGCCCCGGCTGCCGCATCCAGAGATCGCAGTCGCCAACGTGACACCACTGCGGCACCCCCGGCGCCCCCAGTCGCTGCGGCAGCGCCCACTGGGCCCGAGCTGCGCCCGTGGGAGCCAACCCTGTGGGAGAGGTTCCTCAACCTGTTCCCAGGTGATCGCGCCAAAGCAGCCAATGAGGCGCTGGCCCGTCGCATTGCCAAGGAAAAGAACATCCCGGTGGACGAAGCCTACCGGCAGATGAAGGAGGCGCTTGGCGTGCGCGGCGTCATGGGCACAAGGCCGTCTGGCCAGCCCATGTTCAACCCGGAAGGACGCGCTCCGATCAAGGCAACCACTGAGGCTGTGCCGTATGTGGTCGAAGGCATCCTTGACATCCCCAAGGGGATGGCCGAGGCGGCTTTGCGCGCCTACCGTGCTGGTGACATCGACAGCACGATAGACACCGGGTATGTGGACAGAACCATCACCTACCTTGGCAATGACGCCAAGGACATCTTTATCCCCAACTTGCCTGAGCGCATGGGGTTGCGTCGGGATGACCCGAACTACCAAGGCTTCATGGGCTTGGGCAAGAGCCTGGGCTACAGCCTCACCACGATGGTGGCATCGGCCATCACAGGCACTGGCGCCACGGCGGCAACCGGCAACCCGATAGTTGGTGTTGGCGCTGGCATGGCCACGTCCGGCACGCTGGCGTACCGGGCCAGCAAGGACGACTTCCTTGACCGGCTGCGCACCAAGCTAAACGATGATTCCAAGCGGGTGTTTGGCCGGGCGCTGAGCGCCGCTGACTGGAACAAGGCCAAGAAGGAATTCAACGCCGCCGCCGTTGAGTACGGGGCTTGGGAGGCGATCCCGGAGGCCATCAGTAACGCAATCTTCTTGCGGGCCTTTGCTGCACCGGCCAAGGGGGCGCCCGGCGCCAAGCTGGCTGGGTACATCCAGAAGGCCAATTCGTTCGCTGCCGAGAACCTTACGGAAACGGCCACCGGCATGGGCCAGAACGCCGCCGAGCTGAAGGCTGGCCTGACCGAGGACGAAATCACGGTTGCGGACGCCTTCAAGCAGCAGTTCATCCAGACGGCCATCACGATGGGCGTTATGGGTGGCGGCATGAAGGGCAAGGATCTGGCCGTCAAGTTCTACAACGAGCAGGTTCTGCCCAAAATAGATCCGGCCTCCGCACTGGCCAAGGCCATCAAGGCGGACATCGATGCCGTGGCATTCAGTCCCCAGGCCATCAAGCAGGAGGCTGCATTCTTGGCCCGCACGGGAGCCCAGCCGCGCACACTGGCCGAGCTGGCACGGCAGCGCCCCGTGGGCCCAGTGCCGCCCGGAGGTGCGCCCGCCGGAGGAGAGCCGCCAGAGGAGCCTGCTGCACCGCCTGCCGCTGGTCGCCGAGTGGAGCCCGAGCTGGGTGAGCCAACCGCTGGCCCAGAGGCTGGGGGGCGCATTGAGCCGCGCGTCGATTTCGAGGCCCTGCCACCATCTCAGGGGGCCGAGCCCAGCCTGACGTTTGTGCCTTTGGATGAGTCGGAAGGCCGGGCAGAACCGACGTTTGCCATCTCGCCTGAAGAAGAAGCCCTGGCCGACCGGATTCTGGATTTAGAGTCCCGGCAGTTTGGCCTGTTCACGCCAGACGGAAACCCGCCGCGCGCCGGATCCCCGGATCGCAAACAGTTTGACGACCTTCAAAACCAGATCGCCGATGCGCGGGCTGAGCTGTTCAGCTTGCAAACCGGCGAGCCAATCACGCGCCTGCCTGAGATTGCGCCGCCCCGTGAGCCCCGCGCGCCGGGCGCCCGAGAGGTGCCAACCATCCCCGGTATGCCCACCGGAGAGGAGCTGGCCGAGCAGCCCGCACCGGTAACACCCGTTACCCTGGCTGAAGTGGCCGCCGCGCCAGCCGTAACACCTGTTACCCCTGCCCAGCCAGCGGTGCCGCAAGGCATCCAGCCCACGACGGCTGCTGTTGCTGTGCCTGAAGCGCCCACCGTGCCACCGGTCACCAAGCCGCGTGAGTTTGAGCCTGCGCCCCAGAACAACGAGGCCCAGGGCATGACCACGGTGGAGGTGCCGCTGGATCAGCTCACGCTGTCCACGGACGTTCCCCAGTTCAAGATTGGCGCATCCGCCAAGGGTGTGGTGGAGCCGTTGGGTGGCAAGTTTGAGCGTACCGGCGTGGCACCGATTCAGGTCTGGCGCAGGCTGGACGGTTCGATGGAGGTGATCTCCGGGCGGCACCGTTTTGATCTGGCGCAGCGCAGCGGTGAGTCAACCATCCCCGCCCAGATTCACGATGAGGCCAAAGGGTTCACCCGCGACCATGCAGCAGTGCTTGACGCGGAGCTGAACATCCGCGACGGACAAGGAAAGGCGAAGGATTATGTCAACTACTTCAAGGAAAGCGGCATCGACCGCGAAACAGCCGAGTCAAGGGGACTACTGGCAAGGGCGACGGGCAAGCGGTCTTTCACCATCGCAACTCAAGGCAGTGATGAACTCATTACCGCAGTTCGTGCCGACCAAATTGGCGACGAAGCCGCGTTCTACGTCGCGCTGAATGCGCCCAATGATTCGCGTCTTCAGGCGGTAGGGATCAATGCCATCAACGATGGCAAGTCCATGAACACCGCCATCAACATGATGCAGGCGGTCAAGGCTCTTGCTGGTGAGCAGGCCATGACCACCGACATGTTTGGCTTTGATGACAGCGCGATCCGCGAGGCCGAGGAGATGGCCAAGATCGCTGCGCGCAAACAGCGGGAGATCCAGACCCGCCTGTCGGCCATCAGTGGTGCCGCCAAGAACCCTGCGGTGGCCAAGGCCGAGGGCATTGACATCAAGGATCCCGAGGCGGTCAAGCGGCGCATCGATGAGCTGCGCCAGCGCAAGGTAGCCTGGGACAACTGGTCAACCAGCCCGGAGCTAATTGCAGAGATCCGCACCGAGCGCGGCGTGGCTCCGCCTATGCTGACCCCTGTTGAGCGGCCCGCCGAGCCGTTGCTGACCGCCCAGACGCCAGAGGAGCTGCGTGAGCGTGCCGAGCAAGAGGCGGCAGAGACAAGGCGCAAGACGCTGGCAGATCAGGAGATGGAGCGCAAAGAGCGCGCTGATCGGGCCCGTGATGAGTTTGTGCTGACCGGCAGCGACCGGCCTGCTGACGAGGCTGCTGCCCGTGGCCAGGAAGATCTGTTTGCGGCGCCCCCTGCTGCCGCACCGGCCCCTGCGCCAGCTCCCGCACCAAAAGCCGAGGCAACGGATTCGCAAGATCGCACCATCGGCATGACGCGGGCCCAGTACCGCGAAGACCAAGCTACGCGCGGGCAGAGCACAAGCGCCGCGCTGGGCGTGAAGCCAGCAGGCATGACTCCCAAGACGCTGTTGGACAAACACGGAGAGAAGAACGTCCGACTGTTGGCGCGCCTGTATGGCGTGGAGGTCAAAGACAAGAACACGATGGCCCAGAAGCTCATCGACTTGTTCAACGGCATGGCCACGATGGATGGCTACACCCAGCCTCAGTTGGAGTCCATGACGCTGGCGAAACTCAAGCCGCTGGCCAACGAAATAGGCACGTCAACAAACGGCTCCAAGGCAGAAATCATCAGGCGACTGATGGCGTTTGCCCCCAATGCGCGCCGCCAGTTTGAAGACCGTTTGCAAGACCTCAAGCACAGGGCCGCCATCACCAACGCCGTGCGTCAGGGCAAAGAAATTGCAGATGAAGTTCTGAAGGACTACCCTGAGCTGGTGCTGTACGCCAGAGAGCGCGGCAGCGACATGTACAACAAGGCTGCCCGCGACATGGCCTTGAAGATGACGCGCGATGTGCGCGGCATGGACATGAAGGCAGAGGCAGAAAACCTGCGCCAATCACTGACCGGCATCGAAGATCCAAAGGAGCGCCAAGTCACGGAAGACGTGGCCAACGCCATCGATGCGCTGCACCAGAAGATGTTTGGCGAGAAAGAGGCTGAGCCAACGGATGCGCCCGATGAAAATGACCCAGGCTTCCGTGGTGCATCGGACGAGGAAGTGTCTGATGTTGCTGATGCGTTCCAAGGCGCCAAACAGGCTCAGGACGCAGATACCATCACGCGAGTGTTTGACGCGCCCAAGAAGGCGGACATTGTGCGCATCGAGGAGAAGGCGCGCATCTTTGTCAAGGACGCGGGCTACCTGACTGTTGAGCAGGCCAAGCAGCGCATTGAGGAGTGGAAGCGTAACGCCCAGGCGCAAGGCGACACACGGCGCAACTCTGAAAAGATCGTCCTGTCTTTGTTTGACATGACCGGCGAGTGGAGCAAGCCTTGGGATGAAGCCGGGTATCAGGTGTTCCGCTTTGACATCCAAGAAGACCCAGAAATGGGTGATGTCAACAAGTTTTCTGCCGAGTTCTTCAACGACCTGTATGGCGCGTTTGAAGGTCAGGACATCTACGCCATCCTCGCTGCCTGCCCATGCACTGACTTTGCATCCAGCGGGGCCCGGCACTTTGCAGCCAAGGATGCCGATGGCCGCACCGTGGAGTCCGTCGAGCTGGTGAGGCAAACCCTGGCCACCGTCGAGTATTTCAAGCCTTCCGTGTGGGCCATTGAGAACCCGGTTGGGCGCATTGAAAAGCTGACCGGCCTGCCGCCGTGGAGGCTGTCGTTCAACCCGAACCATTTTGGGGATCCGTACACCAAGAAGACGCTGCTGTGGGGCCGCTTCAACGCGAACCTGCCCATAGCCCCCGTGGAGCCTGTCGAGGGTTCCAAGATGCACCGCATGTACGGCGGCAAGTCGCAGGAAACCAAGAATGCCCGCAGCGTCACGCCGGAGGGGTTTGCCTACGCCTTCTTCCAGGCCAACAATGCCGTGGACAACCCGGTCATGGCATTGGCCAACAAGTACGACATGATGTCGCCGGAGGTCTTCCGAGAGGCCGTGGCGGCTGGCATGAGCGACAAGCAAGTCGCTGATGTGGTGGATGACCCCTACTACTTTGGCACCGACTATCAGGCCGCAGATCGTGCGCTGCTGGATGAGGTGGAGCGCCTGGGCGCCGCGCCGCTGACTGAGCAGCAGATCCAGAATGAGGCGGAGTTCGTGGAGACAGTGGCCAAGGACGCGATGGAGCGCATGGCCGGTGATTTCATGGTGGGCGATCAGGTTCGGTTTGGCAACACGCCGGGCGTGGTGATCGGACTGGAGGGCGACTATGTGCGCTTCCGCCCGGATGCAGCCAAGTCGCCCAAGGCATACCAGCGAGTTCTGAAGTCTAACCTGACCTTCGTGGCTCGGCCTGACATCTCTGGCACGTCGGCCTACTCCAAGGCGCAGGACAACAAGTTTGGCGAGGAGGCCGGGCAGCTCAATGCTGACATGGGCAACTTGATCCAGTTGCTGGGCGCGAACATGTACGCCGCCAACCTTGCAGACGTGTCCGTGAAGGAGTTGCTGCAAAACGCCTTTGATGCCGTCAAGGGCGCCGTGTCCAGCAAGAAGGCCCAGTCACTGTACAAGTCTGGCTCGATTGAGATCACGCTCAACACGAGCGACCGCACCATCTCCATTAAGGACAACGCTCGGGGCATGACGCCCCAGATCGTGCGCGATGCGTTCTTCACTGTGGCCGGTTCAGAAAAGTCTGACCTTGATCCAAGTGAGCGCAGCGGCGGCCTGGGCTTGGCCAAGATGGGCTTCATGCTGGGCGCTGATCGGCTGCAACTGGACACCGTGCGTGACGGCGTGCGCGTGACCGTGGACACCACGGCCAAGGACATCGCCAACAACAACTTCAAGATCGTCAAGTCGCCAGCACCCAAGGGAGAACACGGCACCACTGTTACGGTGCAGATCCCCGAGAAGTACATTGACCCCAAGACTGGTGACGCCAAGGACATCTGGTTCCCTTGGGGCCTGGACTACATTGACCCGCTGAACAAACCGCTGATCGGGCCCGTTGAGGTCAAGGTCAAGATGCAGTCGTTTGGCGACACCATCGAGAAGACGCTCCCAGTGGGCGTGAATTTCCCCGAGGACAAGTTCCAGAAGTTCAAGGCCAACTTTGAATGGGGCTCGGCTGACATCTACTTTGGCGTGGAGCGCAAGCTGCGCGGCTCTGAGCATCGCGTGTTGTCCAGCGGCGTGTATCAGTTCGATGACCGGTTCCAGATCGGCAACGAGAAAATCCCCTACGACATAATCATCAACGTCAAGCCAAACGTCGATGCGCGTCACCCTGACTACCCGTTTGAGAACAGCCGCGAGAGGTTCAAGGGCAGGCTCAAAAAAGACATTGAGTCGATGGAGGCATATCTTGGCCAGATCTCGCGTGGCTACGAGGCCGCTGGTCTGCAAGAGTCGTTCAAGGGCATCGTGTCCATGCCGCGCGTGGAGGCGGGGGCAGAGATTGCGAGCGTCACCGAGAAGCTGAAGAAGACCTTTGGCACCCAGGGTGCAGAGGCGCCCGCTGAGTTGAAGCCGCTGCCAAAGGAGGTGAGCATCACCCCTGATGCGGTGACAGATGCGATCACCAAGAAGGTGCTGCTGAAGATTGAGAAGGCCGTCGAGAAGGAAAAGGAGTCTACGTTTGCGGGCGAGAAGGCGCCCCAGTCCAAGGACTTCCTGATCGATCTCAAGCAGGATCCAAGCCTGCCCATCTTCCACAACAACACCAACGTGGACTATCTGGAGATTGGCCGCAAGTTTGGCGAGCCAGAGAAGTTCTTTGCCGAGCTTGGCACGCTCATCGTTGAGATGAAGGAAGATCTGGCCAAGAGCGGCATCTACGGCTATGAGGCGCTGGCCCCCAACAACCTGTTCTTTGGCGGCGTGTCTATCGACAAAGAGTACGGCGGCCTGCACTTGAAGGTGCCATACAAGGCGGTTTTCGTGAACCCCTTCTATGACTGGGGTGCTCGCACGCTGTTTGGCGTTCGCCAGAACCTGTTGAACACCATGATCCATGAAATCGCCCACACTGGGTCAATGGATCACGGGGTTGCCCACAACGGCCAGATGATCAAAGTCGAGCAGTACCTTTCGGACGAGGGGCTGATCGATTACTACCGGGACGCAATACTTGATGTGCTGCGTCGTCACGAGTCCGCATTCACCGCGATGAGAGAGGCGTATGGACAATCTACAACGAGAAACACTGCAAAGTCTCTTGAGGCTTACCAAAAAGACGCCGGAGCCGCATCGGCTAGAGGAGGTGCAGGCGGCGCTGAATACGCGCCTACAGCTCTATCAGAACGAGTCAGACAAGGCCGGGGCGCTGGTGTATCAGAGGCTCAAGCCGCTGGTCGAGAGGGCGAAGTCGGCGCAGGAGCTGGAGCAACTGGCTTCATAGAGGTTGACGGCGCACAGCGCCCGATTGCAAACAGCAAAGGGCAGCGCATTCACCCGACCGACGCCGGGCTGCGCAACTTCTGGCGCTGGTTTGGTGACTCGCAAGTGGTTGATGCCCAGGGCAGGCCGCTGGTGGTCTACCACGGCACGGGCTTCACCCAGGCTGGTGACGCCATCGTGTCCTTCCAGATGAGTGCTGGCCTGTACGGCGCAGGTGCATATTTCAGCGGCAACCCCGAGCGCGCGGCCAACTACGCCAAGGCTGGTCAAGGCACCGTCTACCCGGTCTACGTTCGGTTGACCAACCCCATTAGCATTGATGACTACATCGAGCGGTTTGAAGGCACAACGCGCAGCGATGAGCGCGCATGGGATGCCCGGCAGGAGCTGCTGAACGACGGCGTGGACGGCGTGCTCAGTGAGCCCCGTGGGCCTACCCGCTTCTGGGAAGTGGTGGCGTTCAACGAGAACCAGATCAAGTCGGCCATCGGTAACCTTGGTACGTTCAACCCGGACTCGCCCAGCATCATCCAGAGCATTGAGCCTGCCGCCATTGGTGCGGTCGAGCCCTACAGTGATCAGGATGTGCTGGACTCCGAGCAACTGCGCAAGGAGCGGATCAAAGAGTACGCCACCCTGCGCGCCCAACTGGCCAGGGTGCCCAAGGAGGTGGCCGCTGGCCGTGCTGGCCTTGAGATGCAGGAAACTGTGTCCAGGCTGCTGGATCGCGCCCGCAACCTTCAATTCACCATCAAGGCGACCAAGCCCCGCCGTGACAGCGCCGAGCAGTTCTTGGCCAAGGCTTTGACCGAGTACGACGCTGGCAACATCTCTGCCGACGTGCTGGAGGTCATCCAAGCTGCCTACGCCAAGACGCCCGATCTGCTGGAAGGCTTGCTGCTGCGCGTGCGTGCGGCGCCCAAGGGGGGCATGGCTGCCGGTGACTTTATGCCGTGGCAGCGGATCATCCGCCTGTACAAGGGCACGTCTGGCGTGCGCAACCCAGCCACCATCCGGCACGAGCTGGCCCACACGCTTGAGCAGATGATGACGCCCGAGCAGCGCATGGCTTTGGTGCAAGCCTGGGGCAAGGCCCTGTCTCGCGCCATCAAGCAAAACCCGGACGAGCTGCACCAGAAGTATTTCAACGCGGTGCTGGACTTCTTGGACAACCCGACCAATGCCAGCTATCGCAAGGCGCAGGAGGCGCTGCCCAGCTACGACATGTACCAGTTCATCAACCCGTCGGAGTTCTGGGCGGTCAACGCCGAGAAGCTGATGGCGGCCCAACTGGGTGGCGCATGGGACAAGTTCAAGCGCGCCGTCCGCCGCATGTGGGAAGGCGTCAAGAGCGTCTTGGGCTTTGACAACCGCTCCGAGATTCACAGGGTATTTGGCCAAGTGATGGGCGGCAGCCGGGAGCGCCTTGGCGAAGACATGCTGGTGGACATGGTGTCTGCCACGGGCGGCAAGTTTGTGACGCTGGAGAACATCGAGGACGACAGGAAGCTGGTGGAGAAGTACAACCGGCCCAGGACGCCGATGCTCAACACCAAACCGATTGCCACCTTCGTGAACCAGCAGTTCAAGAACGGCAAGGAGTTTGTGCAGGATGCCGTGGCCAACCCGCGTGAGGCGATGGTGGGCACGGGTGATGCCGTGATGGACGGCCTGATCTACCTGCGCAACAAGAACGTCTGGTACGGATCCGGTCTGGAGGCCAGGGACTTTGACCAGTACAACGGCGAGCTGCGCACGTCGGAGGGCATTGCCACGGCCTCCGTGGCTTTGGACAACGCCATCCGCAGCGGCAACATCGGCGTCGAGGTGATCTTCCGTGGCGGCATCGAGTATGACGCCAAGTCGAACAACTTCGTCGCCGTCAACCGCCGCATGGGCATGAAGGGAGTCTACGAGGCCGAGGGCGAGCTGAAGAAGCAGTTGGGCGACCAACTGGGCACCGACATCATTCAGGGCTATCTGGAGGCCAAGCGTTCGATCAGCATCATGGACGAGCTGTACGACCGCGAGGCGGCCTTTGAGGCGGCCAAGGACACACTGAAGATGCTGCGCGAGTCTGGGGCGGAACCAGAAGACATTGCCCAGGCCAAGGCTGTTGCAGAGGCTTTGGCCACGGATGTGGACAACATCAAGAAGGCAGTCTCCTCAGTCAACATGTCCGAGGACGAGATGTACGAGTTTGCCGCTCTGGATCAGAAGCACCCCGAGCTGCGGCAGATCATGGACAACTGGACTGCCGTGAACCAGAACCTGCTGAAATTCTGGCGTCAGGTGGGCCTGATCTCGCAGGGCCGTTACGAAACGCTGGCGGCAATCAAGGACTATGTGCCGTGGTATCGCATCATGGCCGACGAGGAGGACGTGCATTCGCCTCTGCAATCGACCACAAGGGCGCTGACCAACATCGGGCGCGAGAAGCTGTTCAAGCGCGGCAAGCCTATTGCGGTGGTGGACTTCCGCGCTACCGCTGGCCAGAAGGACTTCAAGATCCAGCCCTCCTCTGTGGTGAAGGTTGAAGTCAACGGCGCGCCGGTTGCCGACGAGCTGGTGTCAGTGGCGCCGGACGGCCAAGTGCGCCTGGACATGGATCTGGAGGAGAACGATCTGGTGGTCTTCAAGACCAACCGCGAGATCGAGAACATCATCGACAACATGACGCGCAACGTCATGCGCATGACGATGAATGGCATCCGCCAGTTCGCTGCCAACCGCATCGTGATGGAATACGCCAGCCGCAATGCCAACGACAAGATCATGACCTTCCCGTCTGTTGACAAGGACAAGGGCAGGTTCAACTGGATCGTCAACGGCAAAAAGGTTGTGGTCGAGATTCAGGATCCGCTGGTGGCCTCATCGATCTACGGCATGGAGAACCTGAACCTCCAAATGTGGGCGCCGCTGGCGATGGTGGCCAACCTGACCCGTCGCTCAATCACTTTGTCCGGCGTGTTCCAGCTCAAGCAGGTGTTCAAAGACGCCCCGACCGCTGCGCTGGTGACTGGCGTGAAAAACCCGCTGGCCCTGATCGGAGGCGTGTGGAAGGGCTTCCTGACCAGCCTGACCAACACCGACCCCGCTGTGGACATCCTCAAGGCTGCGGGCATTGGAGGCTTCCACAGCCCCGCCAGAACGCCCGAGGCGGAGATCAAGCGCCGCCTGGGCATCATGAACCGAAACGTGTTCAGCGCCCTGATCAAAGGGTTGGATCACATCGGCGATGCCTCCGACATGGCGCAGCGCGTGGCCGTGTACAAGCGCGTGCTGGCCGAGACTGGGGACGAGACTAGGGCCCTGTTTCAAGCCGCCAACGTCATCAACTTCCTGCACCACGGCTCTGCTGGCTACGCCCAAGCTGCGGTCAAGGTGGTGCCGTTCCTTGGCGCCTACGCCAACGCGATGGACGTGCTGGTGCGGGCCTTGGTGGGCGGCGGCCTCAAGGGCATGAGCCGCAAGAAGGCGCTGGCCCGGCTGGGCATCACCATGACCATGCTGGTGAGCCTGTCGGTTCTGTACGCCATGCTGGCCGGTGGGGATCCAGAGTACGACGAGCTGGACGACCAGACCAAGCTGAAGAACATCATCATCCCCGGCACCAAGATCATCCTGCCGATGAACACCAGTGCGGCCTACTTCTTCAAGGCCCTCCCTGAGCTGATCTACAACGTGGTCACGCGCGAGGGGACGGAGAGCGAGTACGACCGCCGCCGGATCCGCAAGGCGCTGGCAGACGCTGCCCGCGACATGCTGCTGGGCCCGGAGCCCATCCCTGCGGGCGTCAAGCCGGTGCTGGAGGTTGTCATCAACCACAACTTCTTCACTGGCCGCACGGTCATCCCGGAGGGCTTGAAGGACGTGCAGGCAGCCGAGCAGTACACGGCCACCACCTCGGAGCTTGGCAAAAAGCTGAGCGCCATGCTGGCCATCCCCGGCACGGACGGCAAGCGCGTGCTGAGCCCAATCGAGGCCGATCACATCATCCGTGGCGTGTTTGGCACCGCAGGCGCAATGGGCCAGTGGGTGAGCAACTCCATCGGTGCAATTGCCGAAACACGGCCAGAGCCGTCAGCCAGGGAGGCCCCGATCACCGGCAGCTTCCTGCGCGAAGACGTGCCGCGAGGCCGCGAGGATCTGTTCTACGACTTCAAGGATGCAGTCTTCCAGAAGTACAAGACGTGGCAGAAGATGATTGACCGCGAGGACTTTGACGCGGCAGATGAGTACCTTGCCAAGAACGGCGATGTGGCTGCCATGTACGAGTACATCAACGAGACTGAGGCGGAGCTGAAGGACATCAACTCTGAGATCCGCAGGCTGGGCGAAACGCGCAGCAAAGATCAGACGCCGAAGGAGCGCCGCGAGCAGATCGATGAGTTCAAGCGGCTGCGCAACGAGATCCTTGATCCGGTCAAGGAGCTGCGGCGGGAAGTGCTGAAGTAAAAGGGCGGGGGCGCGAAGCCCCCGCAAAGATGGCAACTGCTGTGAAGCAGCGGCCTCAGTTTATGGGCAGGATCAGGATGGTGCAATGACCGCCCGGCTCAACCTTTTGCCGGATCACATGCAGCTCATCGATCTGGCTGTCTGATTCGTAGCAGCCAGCGTGCTCGCAGGCGTCCAGCAGCGCCTTCAGAATGTTGTCCACGTCCCTTGCCCTCCGGTCTGGGGGGAACAGGGCTATGTGGACGGCCAGACGCCCCTCTAGGCCAATGATGCCCTGCTGGGCACATTCCTCTGCCACCGCCTCCCGAAAGACCCTACCGGCCTTGCTGATGAAGCGCGTGTTGCCCCGCGCCAGCCAGTATTTGTTGACGCTTGGAGGCCAGGGCAGGAGGAGCTGGATGGGGTTTTGCATGGGGATAAGGGTAACAGTGTTACCCAGAATATAGCAGATGAATTGATATGGGTACAACCTGTTGACATCGCACATGAATTGCCGCACAATGAATTCATGTTTAACCACCTGAAGGAGTGAAAGCGATGCAAAGTCAATGGGAGCGTCAGATGGCCCGAGAGCGGGCCCGTAACATCGTACTGGGGATAGCGGGAACCATCACATGGTTTCTGTCGGTTGCCTCCCTGGTCAAGTACCTGTGGGGGCTGTGATGTTGACATTCCAAAATGTTTCGCCCATACTGAAGCCTTTTGGAGGTTGACATGGGAAAGCCGAAGGATGCAGCACTGAGCCAGTGTGCGCTGAATGAGATGTTCGAGTACCGGGATGGCGTTCTGTATTGGAAGCCAAAGCCAGCAGGAACAGTTGATGGCAATGGATACATGCAGACCGGGATCAAGGGCAAGTATTTCAAAAATCATCGCATCATTTTTTTGATGCACCACGGCTACCTGCCAGACCTGATAGACCACATAGATGGGAACAAAAGAAACAACAGAATCGAGAACCTGAGAGAGGCAAGCAACAGCCAGAACAACTACAACAAGCGATTGCAAAAGAACAATCGCTCTGGAGTTAAGGGGGTTCACTGGGTTGAGAGATTCAAGAAGTGGAGAGTCAGGATTGGAGTTGATGGCAAAGATTTGCATGTTGGGTATTTTGAAAAGTACGAAGACGCAGTATTTGCCGCCACCAAAGCGAGGATGGACAACCACAGACTTTTTGCTAGGAGCAAGTGATGAAGTTGACAAACAAATTTAATTTACCGCAGACCTTTGTGAATGTTCTGCATCGTCCAACCTACAGCAAGGGCCGGGCGAACCTGTCGGTCACCCAGTTGATCAACAGCCCAAAGATCGTGGCCCTGACCCAGAAGTTCCAAGACGAGCTGGAGGAGGACGTGGCCGACATGGTGTGGTCACTGTTTGGATCCGCCGTCCACAATGTTCTGGAGCACGGCAAGGACAAGAACCACGTCATCGAGGAGCGCATCCATGCCGAGCTGGATGGCTGGCGCGTCAGCGGCGCCGTCGATCTCCAGATCATCAACGAGGATGGCTCGATCAGCATCCGCGACTACAAGACCACCAGCGCCTGGGCGGTCATGAACGACAAGATTGACTGGGAGTACCAGCTCAACATCTACGCTTGGCTGGTCGAGTCGCAAAAGCAGCGGCCCATCAAGGATCTTGGCATCGTGGCCATCATCCGCGACTGGAGCCGCCGTGACGCTGGCACCCGTGAGGGATACCCAGAGGCGCCGATCAAAGAGCTGCCGATCAAATTGTGGCCAATGGAGCAGCGGGAGGAGTTTGTGCTCAGCCGTATCGCTCAGCATTCGGCCTGCGAGTTTGCGATGGAGGCCGACGAGCCGCTGCCCAAATGCACACCGGAGGAGATGTGGGAGAAGCCCACCATCTACGCCGTGCGCAAGAAGGGCAACGTGCGAGCCAAGTCGCTTCACGAATCCGAGGCAGAAGCCAACGCAGCCGCTGAGAAGTTGGGCAAGGACTACGAGGTAGAAGTCCGGCCCGGTGAACGCACGCGCTGCGCGAACTTTTGTCCGGTGAACGCCTACTGTCAGCAGTGGCGGGATTACCAAGATGGATGGATTGAAACAACCAAGGAGTGAGCATGTCTGCAAATGAGCAACAAGTCGGTGGCGAACACTACCGCCACAAGAGCATCCAGCCGTGGGACTACATCGCGGCCAACGGCCTCGGGTTTTTCGAGGGCAACATCGTGCGCTACGTCAGCCGCTGGAAGGAAAAGGGTGGCGTGCGCGATCTGGAAAAGGCCCGGCACTACATCGACAAGCTGATCGAGTTGTCGAGTGACGCGCTGCAAAGCAACACCATCACCGTCGCCGCCATTGACGATGCGTTTGAGAAGAAGGGCAACGGCATCGTGGTGCTGAAGAAGGTCAAGCGTGGCCGCAAGCCCAAGGCTCAGTATGGCCTGAAGGCCGATGGCACCCCGTACTTGCGCCGCCCCCGCAATTGGAAGGAGTAATCATGGAGATCGCTGTAAAAGCCGAGGGCAACCTCGATGACGCAAGCTACTCAAGCTACATCCAGCGCATGAGCGCGCGGGTGTACAAGATCATTGAGAGTGGCCAGCCCCTTTTCAAGACCAGCGCCCAAGATCTATTCACGGTCTATCTCGACGCGCTACCCCAAGAGGATCGGCAGTATCACAACTGCTCATGCTGCCGCCACTTCATCAATCGCTTTGGCGGTCTGGTGACGATCAGCGACGATGGCATCACCTCCTCTGTCATGTGGGAAGCGGAAGAAGCGCCTGCCTACTACCGCTCTGTGGTGACGGCTCTGCGCAACAAGGTCGCCCGAGCTGGCGTGGTTAGCCCGTTCCTGTCTGCCGATGAGGAGTGGGGTGACTTTCAGACTGGCCAGTGGACGCACTTCGCTGTGCGTCAGCCGCGCTCGGCCCGATTCTTCAGCGGACTGCTTACGCCCGGCCAAAAGATGGCCGAGAAGCGCGAGGACTTCAAGAACGTCAGTCGCGCCCTGTCTGAGTTCACCAAGCCGATGGTGGCCCAGGCTCTGAAGCTGTGCGACACCGACTCCTTGTACCGCAGCGAGAAGGTGCTTGGCAACGCCCGGTGGCTGCACGACTTGCAGGAGAAGATGGAGAAGGTGGCCGTGCCGCGCAACTACCTGTGGAAGGCCGTGGCCCTGGCGCCCGCTGGGTTCTGCCATGTGCGCAGCTCCATGATCGGCACGCTGTTGGAGGACATTGCCGCTGGCATGGACTACAACACCGTGGCTCGCCGCTTCAAGGAGAAGATGCACCCCCTGCAATACCAGCGCCCCCAGGCTGCACCGGCTGCCGGGAGCATCAAGCGTGCGGAGGAGATTGTCGAGAAGCTGGGCATCGCCCCTTCGCTGGAGCGCCGCTTCGCCACGCTGGCCGATGTGCAGCAGTGGCTTTGGGTGCCCAGCGCCGAGGAGATTGCCAAGCCCAATGGCGTGTTTGGACACCTCAAGGCCAAGAACAGTCAAGATGTGGCCGACATGAAGGTGCCGCCCGTGGTCATGACTTGGGAAAAATTCCAGCGTGTCGTGCTGCTGGGCGCCGACAGCATCCAGTTCTACGTCCGCCCTGGCCGTGGCCCGTTCACCGCGATGGTGACGGCTGTGCATCCAGATGCGCCGCCCATTCTGTTGTGGGATCACGAGGAGCATCGCAACCCTGTGTCCTCCTATGTGTGGCACTCTGGGTCGCCGTGCGAACAGTGGGGCTTGAGTGCTGGCTGGGTGGACGTAACAGGTGTTACCTACCGTCCGCACATGTGGTCTGGTGAGTACCCCAACCAGACGACCGGCGTGATCTTCCTGCTCAAGGGTGCAACCGAGTCCCGAAACGGCGGCTTGGCTCTGTTCCCCGAGATCTTGAAGGGTGAGTTGCGCGAGGTACGCTCTGTCATCGAGGCCCACTCCCGCAGCGCGGAGCTGGCCGACATGCGCCAAGGCAATGCCAACGGTATTGGCTTTGACAAGGGCAAGGCTGGGTTTGAGTACCTGTTTCGCGTGACGAGCAAGGGCCAGACCGTGGACTACAAACTAGACCGTTGGGACTGATCATGGAAGCCACTATCTCATTCACACCGATGCCCATCTCGGACATCAAGTTCCAGCACGGCGAGGACTTTCTGGTCTACGCCCCGCTGGATGACATCACCGGCTTGGAGCTGGCCAACATGATGCACCTGTTCACGATTGCAACATTGCAGTCCAGCAACAACGGGTGGTATCTATATGACTACCCCGAATTTATCGAGCGCAAACGACTCATGCGCCATTTCAAAAAGGAACCAAAATGACCGTTCACAAGAAACTCATGGATGCACGCATCGCGCTGCACGCCATGCCACTGAAGAAGTCGGGGTGGAATGACTTCTCCAAGTATTCCTACTTTGAGCTAGGCGACTTCCTTCCCGAGACTCTGAAGCTGTTCCACGCATCCAACCTGTGCGGCGTTGTGACCTTTGAGGTGGAGATCGCCAAGCTGACGCTGACGGATCTGGATGACGGCACCGAGCTGGTTATCACCAGCCCGATGGCCGAGGCCGCGCTCAAGGGTGCGCACGCCATTCAGAACCTGGGTGCGGTGCAGACCTACATGCGCCGCTACCTTTGGGTCACTGCGATGGAGATCGTTGAGAACGACTACCTTGATCACGTCCACAACAAGAACGCACCAGCACCTTCTCCCAGGGCGCCCAAGCCTGCGGATCCGCCTGCGCCTCGCTCAGTGGCACCCAGGCCACCGGCCACCATAACGGGCCAAGAAGGCGCTTGGCAACTGAAGGTGACCTTGGAGCACGGGGGTGACATTCAGAACTGGCTGGGCGTGATTGATGACGCCTGCAAGCTGGCGCTTGAGATGGCGCAGAGCGAAGCGGACGTGATGGCAATCTTCAAGAAGAACAAGCAACTGTTCGATGAAGTCAAAAAGCAAGACGCCGATTTCTTCAGGGGCCTGATGGCCAAATTCACAGCGGCCAAGAGCCAATTCACGGAGGCAGCATGAGCAATTTTGTACCGAAACCCAACACTGGGACGTTGTGGCCGAACGACCGCAAAACATCGGCCAACCAGCCTGACATGCGCGGTGATCTGGCGCTTGACCGCACATTCCTGCAAGACATGATTGACAAGTCCGAGGGTGATCTGGTGAAGATTCAGATCTCCGCATGGGACAAGGTGATCTCTGGCAAGAACTGCCTGTCTATGAGTGCATCGGCGCCCTATGTAAAGCCTGATGCCCAGTCTGGCGGCCAGCAAGCAGGCGGCTATCAGCGGCCCGGCGCCAGACAGCAACCCGCGCCAGCTCCTGAGCGAGATGTTCCCGATGAAGACATTCCTTTTTGACGTGAGGAGAACACTATGAACTGGGGTGGCATTGCATTTGTGGTGTGGATCATCGCGGCGTGGTTCACGCATATCGTCGTCTGCCTCTCAACGGCGGCATGGGGCTTCCTGATTGCAGGGGCCCTGCTGTTTCCGATTGCATGGGTGCATGGCACGGGCATCTGGTTTGGGTGGTGGTGATGAAGACCTCCCAATTTGAAGCCGTCAAGGTTGCGCTCAAGCAGGACAAGACAGGCTACGTCCTGACCTTGTGCCTGCACCCGGACGAGATCCCGGAGGAGCTGCTGCGCGACTATGTGGGCGCCCGGTATCAGGTGGTGATGGTGAGGCTGGACGGACACGAACAGCCTATGGATCGGCAGGAGGAGTTTGCCGGTGACCGTGCCATGAAGATTGCCGGGGCCCTCTGCCGCGATGAGCGGTTCTGGGTTTACCTGCATGACGACAACCAGATCATCGAGCCCAATGAGCTGGAGGCCGTTGAGTGGCTGCGCGAGTACCTTGGGGTGTCTTCGCGCGCCGACCTCAAAACCAATCACGAGGCCAGGATCCGCCTGGAGTCAATCAACATGGAGTTCACGAAATGGAAGCAAGGAAACTGATCCCATATTCGGTGTACCTCCCTCCTGAGTATCACGCGAAGCTCAAGGAAGTGGCCAAGGAACGAAAAGCCTCGGCCATGATCCGCGATGCAATCCTGATGATCTTGGATGGGACGGACGCCTACAAGGGTGGGTACAACAAGGGCGTGCGAGACAGCGCGCAAGTGGTCTATGAATGCGATGAGGCCCAAATGGTGGCGGTCAAGGGCCGCGACCTTGGCGCCATTCTGACTGAGCGAATCAAAGAATTGGAGATGCGATGACGGATGCAATCGTAGGGGTAACAGGTGTTACCGCCGTTGGCGGAACCAACGACGAGTACGAGTTCACAACCAACTGGTTTGAGTACGGCGCCTTGATTTGGAGCAACATCATTGAGCACCTTCCGAAGCCCACGAGGCCGAGGAGGTTCATGGAGATCGGGTCTTTTGAGGGCCGCAGCGCCGTCTGGATGATCGAGAACATGATGAAGCCGGGCGACAGCCTGTACTGTGTGGACACTTGGGAGGGAGGGGCCGAGCACAAGAAGATTGACATGGAGGCCGTCGAGAGGCGGTTCGACAAGAACATCCAGACCGCCTTGGCCAAGACGGGGCTGAAAGCTGGCGACATTCACAAGATCAAGGGTTCATCGCTGTACACCTTGGCGCACCAGCTCCGCTGGCTGCCCACACCGTCCCAGCGGTTTGACTTCATCTACATCGATGGCAGTCACGAGGCGCCGGATGTGCTGACAGATGCGGTGCTGGCGTGGCCTCTGCTGCACTACGGCGGGATCATGGTGTTTGATGACTACCTGTGGGGCGACCCCAGGCTGCCGCTTGGCCGACCCAAGATTGCAATTGATGCCTTTATGAACATCTTTGGCGGTGAGATCAACGTGATGCACATCAGCTATCAGGTTGTCATCAAGAAGACGAGGTTGCCATGAATGACGCGCTGAAACATGAAATCATTGACCTGACGGTAGAGGCTGTAGAAAAGGCTTACAAGATGGGCCTGACAGCCGGAGTCAAGGCCGAAAGAGAGGCTTGTGCGAAGGTGGCCGACAAGTGGAGCAAACGTGACGATGACGTTGGTGCATTTATAGGCAGAGCCATCCGAGCAAGGGGGCAAGCATGAAGAAAATTCTTTGCTGGATTTTTGGACACCGCAACACCATCAGTTGCGTGGCCGATGGGCAAGTTACGCACGACAGGTGCGAACGATGCGGCGCTGATCTACCCATCGCGTACCCCCACCATCAATCAAGGGGGCAGTCATGATCCGTCTGACCTACACGCACATCTGCGACCTGTGCAAGAAGCACATTGACGAAGAAAAATTTGAATGCGCCAACTACCTGCTTGGCGAGTTCCCACGACCAAAAAACCACTACACCTATCAGATCGGTTACACGGCTGAAATGTGTAATGACTGCGCTGCGCCCATCATACAGGCCCGTTACGAGGTGATAGAGAAGTGGAAAAAGGAGCAAGCATGAAAGAAGACATCATCCGCATGGCGCGTGAGGCTGGGTGGCACGATGAACTTTTGTCGGTGTCATTCACGATGCCTTTGCTTGAACGCCTTGTCACCATCGCCGAAGACGCGATGGTAAAAAGAATGCACGCTGAAGGCTTTGTCACCGTCGGCCACATGCGCCAGCAGATCGCAGCCGAGCGCGAGGCGTGTGCGGAGGTGTGTGACAGCGAAGCCACGATTGAGGGCATAGCGCAGAGATGCGCCGCCGCCATCAGAACAAGGGGGCAGGTATGAGCGAGTTCGATGTCAGGGTCTGTGGAATACCTTGCGTCGTGCGCGTCATCCATTGGGAGCGGCACGTCCCTGCTCGCATCTCTGGGCCACCGGAGAACTGCTACCCCGCCGAGGGTGGATACGGCGACTACGAGCTGCTGGACAGGCGTGGGCGCCCGGCCAAATGGCTTGAGCGCAAGATGACCGACAGGGATAGGAACGAACTGGACGAGGCCGTCTTCAACCTCATGGAGAGTGGCGATGATTCCTTTGATGACTGGGAGAGATAAATGACTGAGCTTGAAGATCTGCGCCTCCAGTTGGAGCGCGAACGTGAATTGCGCAAGCGCATCTGCCGCGAGATTTACGAGGTTTGGGCTGGCAGCGATGGCATCCCTGCGCCTCAATCGCCATCTGAGGGGTATCTCATGAAGCTGTTGGATGACGTTAGAGACATTGCCAAAGGAGGGTTGCAATGAGCTACATCGTGGCATCTTTGCCGCCCTTGAAGTGCTTTGTTAAGCGAGAGTTTTTGTACAACCACACCAAGGGTCATGGCGAGTTTGAGCCTGCAATTTGGGTCAGCATCAAAGCACTGCGCGGCCAAGTGTTCCGCATTGAGTCGCTGCTGCCGAACTATGGCGCGCTGTACGACAAGCTGCCGATCAGCGCCTACGTTTGGAAAGAAGGACATGGCGACTTGCCTATCGACACGCTGCAACTGTGGGACTGCATGGGCTACCGCTTTACCGTGTGTGAGAAGATCGGCTTGCGTAATCTTGGTGTGAAGTTTTTAGGCAAGGACAAGCAGTGGCACCACGGGCACTATCTGTTTACGGTGGACTTCTGCGCTGACGGCATGGATGTAGACACCGGGTTTACCGAGCAAGCCGAGGAGCACAAGTCTTTCAACTTCATCAAATTAGAAAACGGTCAGTTTGCCTGCCAGCCCAACAACCGATGTCTGTGGTACGACCAAAGCCTGATTCCATCCGAGGTCAAGTTCCCCGACTTCCAAGCCGCCAAAACTTTTTGGACTGTTGACGGCACGCGCAAGTGGTCTGCGGGTGACGATTGGTTTTACGACATAAAGGAGAAGAACACATGACAACACACATCACGAAGACATGGTTCGACGGCGAGAAGGTGATAACGCAGGAAATCCCTGAGTCTAAGGTTTACGAGCAGAAGCCGTTGGCGTGGGCAGATGAAATCATTGACGACCTAAACGCCTTATTCGACAGCGAAATGATTAGAGAGAACGACTCCGGCGATGCGCTTATCCGGTTAGATGCCGCTATCTGTGCGGTGGAAGAAGCTGAACAAAGGCACACCACCCCACCCGCAGCACAGCCAGCACCTGTGCAGGAGCCTGTGGCGTGGCCTTGTTTAATTGAAGAAGCTGATTTCTCGCAAAACACGGTGACATTAGCCATGCAATGTGAAGATTACAAAGTTTCTGCTGGAAAACATTGGCTATACACCACCCCACCCGCAGCACAGCAGGAGCCTGACGCCTACGGCTATGCAAAATGCCTTGCTGTCGCAATATGGGATCAGCACTACAAGGATGTAGCGCCGCAGTGGAAGCCGTTTGACAATCTGATGGGCGTACTCACGCAGATCGACAACATGACCGCAGGACTGACCGCCCAGAACCAGCGCCAGCCGCTGACGGATGATCGGATCGGCCAGATCATCGAGCAGTGCAAAATCACTTTGGTCAACTATTGCAGTGGCGAAAAGCAAACCGAGTTTGCCCGCGCCATCGAAGCCGCGCACGGCATAAAGGAGAAGAACACATGAGCAACGAATTCGCTTTCCCACACACCACCGAGCACCTGCACCAGCCGGTGACGGCAGGGATGACGCTCAGGGACTACTTCGCGGCCAAGGCGATGCAAACCCTGTTGGGCAGCGAATACACCAGTAAACACGGACTGCATGAGGGGTGGATGGTTGCGCTTGCTCATGAGTCCTACATGGTGGCCGATGCCATGTTGAAGGCGAGGGGCCGGGCCTGATGCTTAGCAAAAATCTCTCGGCCAAGGACAGGCAACATCTGGCCAAGGTGAAAGAGCTTCCTTGCGGGGTATGTGGCCGAGCTGGGCCGTCGGATGCGCATCACATCGAGCAGGGACTGCACCACCTGTGCATACCCTTGTGCAAAGACTGCCACCAAGGCAGCCACAACGGGCTCCACGGGCGCCGGGCCATTTGGAACGTCATGAAGAAGACCGAGCTGTCGGTGCTCAACGACACGATCAAGCGGCTCACCCAGCCCGATTGACGGGGCCGAAATGCCTGGGCCATAATGCTGGTGTCCAAGCCTCCTAGCAGTGGTTCTCGGACAACCGGATGTTCACATCCAACCCCCCCGACCCCTAGGGCATAACTGCTCTGGGGGTCTTTCTTTTTGCACGGCAATCACATAAAATTCATGTGCCTGTACTCACAGGCATTCATGTGAACAATCCTAAAATGAAAGACTGCTATGGCCATCGCACAACGCATCTACATCGTCACGACCAGTGACGGCACTTCCCGCCTCGTGAAGGCATCTTTGCGCCAGCAGGCGCTCTCCCACGTCGCCAACACGCTGTTCACCGTTCGGGTGGCCAGCCAGGACGATTTGGTGAAGGCGCTGACCTCTGGTGCGACCGTCGAGAACTACAAGGACGCCGACCAGATGGAGATCCAGGGGTAACACCTGTTACCGTCCCCGGTTCGCCGGGGCCAAGACGCATGGGGATTGGATGCCTACCGCAGGCCCGTCTGATCAACGAGAGCAGGGTTGAACTCCCTGCTCCAGTCCCCAGCCGTGTTGGTGTAGCTCAGAATGATCCCCAGCATAAATTGAAACTGGGTAGTCGGCAGACGAATGGGAGAGCGCCCTCGGCAGGGGGAGGTCGCGGGTTCGATCCCCGTCTCCAACAACCTATCAAATGGACACTGAAGACAAGCTGGCATGGTGCGCCGAAGCAGAAAAAGACGAGCAGGAGTTCGTCAGGGTTCGCCTGCCCCAGCTCCAGATCCGGGGCGTGGTCAACCCCGAGAAGTTCGCAGACCCATTCACCCACGATCTCACCCTGATCATCCAGGCCGACTTGAAGTCGGTCAGGACGCCGCTGTTCAAGGCCAGTGAGATCTACGGCATCGACCCCCAGTACGCCGTCACCTTCAACGTCAAGGATGCGCTGCGCTACCGGGAGCTGTACCCCAACATCATCGTGGTGTTTGACGTGCGCTGGGACACCCTGGAGTGGACTGACAAGCACGGCACCACCTATCGCGTCGAGCCCATGCACGCGACCTTTGCCGGGTTCCTGAGCGACATCCGCCGGGCCATCATGAAGGGTGGCAATCAGGTGCTCAGCTACCAGCGCCGCGTCGATGACAAGGCGGGCAACGCCAAGCACAGCTACGTCTTTGATGTGCGAGAACTACACCGCCTCGGTTGACCACTTGCGCAGTCGCCAAACTTGTGGTTAGAATGGCGGTGCTAGGACGTGGAACTCCGCAGCAGCAGCGAAAGCCGTTAAGTCAGATCCCGACCCCGAATGGGGTGCCGTTACCGAAAGGTGGCGGGTTCCACCGGGGTCTGTCTTAACGGCTTTTTTGCTTTCCACACCCAGCCGTACTCCGCACGACAGCAAGAGCCTGCATGGGCTGCGCGGAAGGAAACACACGGCGATCTCGACACCCCGGATCTGCCGTACCAGCCTGTCAGCGAGGGACTGGTGTAGTCGGTAGGACAAGGGTGGAGTGCCAAGCCTGCCGATGAACGAATCGCTGCCTCCGGGGGACTGGGGTGGGGTCTGTCACTGACTCCCTGCCTGGGTCATGGGTGGTGATCCACCCCTTGGGGGAACTGGGTGAGCGATGTCATGTGATGACATGGGGGGTAATTCATCTGCGATATAGAGGGGGTTGGATTGCGCGGGGGTAGGCCGTAAACTGTTCGTCTTTGCTAGGAGAAACAATGAAAAAATTAAATCTCGCGGCCATCAGACTTGATGGCTCGACACAGGCGCGAATTGCGCTTGATTCATCCCAGGTGACCGAGTACGCCGAGGCCATGCGGGACGGGGACAAGTTCCCACCCATCGTGGTGTTCCACGACGGCAGCGATTACTGGTTGGCAGATGGGTTTCACCGATACCACGCAACCAAGCAGAACGGCTTCACAAGCATCGAGGCCGAGGTCAAGACGGGCACGGTGGAGGAGGCGCAGATATATGCTTTCGGTGCCAATGCAAAGCGGGGGCTGTCAACATCACACGAGGACAATCGCAGCATCATCGTCAGGATGCTGAATCACCCGATCAGCAGCACATGGACAAACGCAGAGATCGCCCGGCATGTGGGCGTATCCAAGATGACGGTAGGCCGCATCAAGGCCAGCCTGGAGCAGAAGGAAGACTCTCCTCAAGACTCCAAGAAAACTTACCAGCGCAAGGACGGCAAGCAAGTCACCGTCGATACCAAGAAGCTGGTTACCAAGAAGGCCCAACCCGAGGCTGAATCCCCAGAACAAGACGAGCGAGATCACAAGATCGGCGAGCTGCTCGACACCATCAATGACCTCAACACTGAGAACCAGCGGCTCAAGGACGTGATCGCTGCGCAGCAGTGGGACGCATCGGACATCGAGCGCATCGACATTCACGAAACGCTGGTCGAGTTGCGCGGTCAAATCAAAACCCTGGAGATCGACAACCACGCGCTGCGCGACAGTCGGGACATGTTCCAAAGCCGCAATGCTGAGCTGATGAAGACGGTCAAGGTCTTGCAGGGGAAACTGAAAAAGCTGGAAACAGCCTGAGATAGGGCGCGGTCGCCCTGGCCCACGCCGGAGGGATTCCGGTAGATGAAGGAGTGAACATGGAATTGATGCTGCGAGAGCATCAGCAGCAAGTCATTGAGGCCCTGCGCGAGGGATTTCGCCACGGCCATCAGGCTCAGTTGCTTTATGCCCCTACGGGGTTCGGAAAGACAGAGGTGGCCATCGCCTTGATGAAGGCCACGAAAGAGAAGTACAAGCGAGCTGCGATGGTGCTGGATCGCCTTGTGCTGGTGGATCAGACAAGCCTGCGTCTGTCCAAGTATCACCTGCCGCATGGCGTGTTCCAGTCGGGCCACTGGAAGTTCGACACGTCGGAGCGGCTTCAGGTGTGCAGCGCCCAGACGCTGGAGCGCAGAACAAAGTTCCCCCAGATCGATCTGCTGATCGTGGACGAGTGCCACATTGCGCGCAAGCAGACCGTTGAGTTCATCAAGGCCAACCCGAGTGTGAAGGTGGTCGGGCTCACTGCGACGCCGTTCACCAAGGGCCTGGGCGATGTCTACAAGCATGTGGTGTGCGGCGCCACAAACGAATGGCTGGTGGACAACAAGTGGCTGACGCCCCTGAAGGTGTTCATTGCCAAGGAGATCGACATGACTGGCGCCAAGAAGGTCGCGGGCGAGTGGGCCCAGGACGTGGTGACAGAGCGCGGCATGAAGATCACGGGCGACATCGTGGAGGAGTGGGTCAAGAAGACCCACGAGATCTTTGGCAAGCCTGAGAAGACCATCGTGTTTTGTGCGGGCGTAGCGCACGGCGCTGATCTGGTCGAGCAGTTTGCACGCAAGGGCTTCAACTTCGTGTCCATTTCCTACAAGGACAACGATGACTTCAAGCGGCAGGCCATCGAGGACTTTTCTCGGCCAGACACAGAGATACACGGGCTGATCGCCACTGACATTTTGACGCGGGGCTTTGACGTGCCAGACGTGAAGATCGGCGTGTCGGCCCGGCCATTCAGCAAGTCTTTGAGCAGCCATGTGCAGCAGATGGGCCGCGTGATGCGCGCCCACGCCAGCAAGGAGTTCGGCGTGTGGCTGGATCACTCGGGCAACTACCTGCGGTTCCGGGACGACTGGGACGAGCTGTACGAGGCTGGCGTGCAGGAGCTGGACAAGAAGGTGGAGAAGGCCAAGAAGGAGCCCACCGAGAAGGAAAAGAAAGAGTCCAAGTGCCCGGCCTGCGGCCACTTGTGGCCACGCGGCATGGACATCTGCCCTTCATGCGGCCATGTGCGTCAAAAGCGCAATCAAGTCGAGGCCGTTGCCGGTGAGCTGGAGGAGCTGGCCACGGTCGGCAAGGCGAAGAAGGATGAAAAGCAGAGTTTCTACTCAGAGCTGGTCTGGTATGCCAGCCAGCGGGGCTACAGCCCCAACTGGGCAAGTCACAAGTACCGCGAGAAGTTTGGGGTCTGGCCTCGCGGCCTTGATTATGTGCCAGCCCCCACCAGTACCAAGACGGCGAACTGGATCAAGAGCCGCAACATAGCTTGGGCCAAGTCCCAGAGCAGAGTAAGGATGACAGCATGAACGACGAAGACATCAAGAGGGCCATTTTCAAGGGCAAGCTCTTGATCATTGGCATGGCGGCCCTGGCCGTTCTCATCGCACTGAAGTGGAGGTTTTCATGATTCAAGAACCGGAAGACGAAGCGTGGGACGAGGTGCAAAAGCGCATCGAGATGGAGCAGGCGTTGCGCGAGAAGGCCAAGGCCAACCCGATGGAGGCGCTGTACGAGGCCGTGCGCAGCGACAACCGAAGGAAGCAGGTAGGCATCATGCTGGCCATGCCGATGTTCGGGGGCATGTGCCACGGAGACTTTGCTCTGTCGATGATGCGCACGGTGCTGCTGCTGACCCAGCTCGGGTATCGGGTGAGCACGCAGGCCATGTTCAACGAGTCGCTGATCACGCGGGCGCGCAACAACCTTGCGGCCACGTTCATGGCAGACAAGACGATGGACTACCTGATGTTCCTCGATGCGGACATCCTGTTCTCGGAGCATGACGTGCTGCGGCTGCTGCTGGCGGATCGGGAGTTCTGCGGGGGCATCTACCCTCGCAAGGCCATCAACTGGACGGGCGTAGCGGAGGCCGTGCGGGCAGGCAAGGACAACCCGGAAGACTGGTCGTGCAGCTACCTGTTCAACGCGGTCGGCATGGAAAACGGCGAGAGCGATGCTGACGGGATGATCGAGGTCACCCATGCGGCTACTGGCTTCCTGCTGCTGCGGCGGTCGGTGTTTGAGAAGCTGGCGCCGCACACCCAGACCTACGAGGACGTGGTGCAGGGCAAGCCTTTTGTCGGCCATGATTTCTTCCGCGTCGGCGTCGGCGAGAACGGCAAGTACACCAGCGAGGACTACTGGTTCAGCACATCCTGGCGCAAGATCGGCGGGCGGATCTACTTGAACCCGTACCTGCGGCTGGGCCACATCGGCCAGCACACATTTAACGGCAACCTAGCCCGCATGGGCACAGAGGCCCTGTGAAGCGTGCGCGCCCGGATGCTGACTTCGTTGCTGAGCAGGCGCAGCGCATGATGGAGCTGTTGCAGCCAAGGGGCAATCTGAGCGCAGAAGATCGAGAGTATGCGGCGGAGCGGCTTTCAAAGATGCGCGACGAGCGGCTGCAAGGGATCTTCGTTGACTTGATTGGCTGGGGCGACGATGAGCGGGCCGAGATCGAAACCTTTGTGGCCATTGCCATCGAGGTCATGAAGCGCACCAACGTCAGCAAGCTGCGCGAGTGCGCTCGGATCGTGGAGCTGCGGTACTGGATGAAAGACATGGACAGGGAGAAGGCATGAGATTTGAAGACTTTGCCCGGCTGCACGGGCTGCGCGTGGACAGTCTGATTCCAGGCCGCTGGGTGGCCGTCCCGACCGATGATCACCCCCGCAAGCGTAACGGGCGTTACCGTTGGCTGGGTGATGTGGGGTGGGTGCAGAACTGGGCAACGATGCAGGAGCCTGCCATGTGGCGCAGCGAGGAGCGGGACTACCAGTCGCCCCAGGTGCGGCGCGCGGTGGCCGATGCTGGCCGGGAGCGGCTGGAGCTGGCCAAGAAGGCTGCGAGTAAGGCCGGGTGGATCTTGCACCAGTGCAAGACAGACATTCACCCGTACCTTGAGAAAAAGGGGTTCCCGGATGAGTCCGGGAACGTGTGGACGACCGAGGAAGGCCAGAGGCTTCTAGTTGTACCGATGCGGGCAGGATCCCGGTTGATCGGGGCCCAGCTCATCGATTGCGAGGGGAACAAGAAGTTCCTCTACGGTCAACAGACGAAGGGGGCATCGTTCACGATGGACGCAAAGGGCGCCCCAATCCTCTGCGAGGGATATGCCACGGCACTCAGCATCAGGGCCGTCATGAAGGCCATGAAGGTGCGCTACACCATCCATGTGTGCTTCAGTGCAGGGAACATGAAGGATGTAGCGCGGGGCATCTCCGGGGGGATCGTCGTCGCCGACAATGACCCGAATGGTGTCGGCGAGAAAGCCGCCCGAGAGACAGGTAAACCGTACTGGCTCAGCGATGCAGTCGGTGAAGACTTCAATGACTTTCATCGTCGTGTCGGTTTGTTCAAAGCCATGTCGTCCCTCAAGCGCGCCGTCTTTGCTGGTGGTAGTCCTGCCGCATCAAGCGCAGGAATTTCGCCTCAATCTGGCGCACCCGTTCTCGCGTGATACCGTGTGCCTTTGCTGCCTCGGTCAGTGGCGCCCCTTGCGCCCTGGCCCGCAGCATCTCCCAGTAACGCTCGACGTTTTCGCCTTTGACCCTTTTACCATAGAGGGCCCCGAAAGCCTCGCGTGAAGGGAAGTCCACCAGCAGGATCGGGTTGTCTGGGTGGCCTGTAGCAACGGGCACGCGGCCCCCGTAGAGTCGCAAATTGTTCATTGGATTTTTTCCTTGTCAGTGGGTGCAGAAAACGCCTCATAAACTTCGTCGATGACGCCGCAAACGTAGGACTTGAAGGCTTCGCGCGGCACGAGGCCGTGAACCCCACAGTTCGCAAGATACCCAGTCAACAGCGGAATCAATTCGTTTAGCGAGGAGCCAGCAATTGCAGCGTCGATGCGCTCTGGTAAGGTTGGTCTGCTTTTATCAGTCATGCGCGCACCTCGGTGGCCTGGGCTTCGGAATACTTGGCCGATTCCATGCCCTCCGACAGGCAGTATTCCAATTCGTTGTAGTAGCCCCAGCATGAATCGATTTCCTCGCCTTCCGGGTCGATCACTTTCCACCCGTACACCTGCCCCGTGATGTAGCCGTCCAGCGTTTTGATCTCGGCGCGCAGGCATTCCAGCACCTTGGCGCGCAGCTTGGCCGTGAGGATCTTTCCTCCCCACTCTTTCAGGGCTTTGGCCTTGGCCACATAAATCAGACCCACCATACCCGAGTCCCAGGGGCAGGAAAAGCCGGATGTGTTGATGGTGATCCCGCTGTGGTCGTACATATACACCGGCAGGGTGATGAGATCGGCGCGCTGCGCCAGCTCTTGCAGCTCCTCATTGCTGGCAGTGTCGTCGCCGAAGTCGTAGCGGCATCGGTCGTGCAGAACAACGGTTCCGAGGTTGTCCCATTCCTTGCGGGGGTTGCATGCGTCCTCAGACGTCCACACTTCGACGGTGTAGCCGCTGGGTCGGGTTTCGCGTGTCACTTGGTAGCTCATGGTTTGATTTCCTTCAGATGAAAAGAGCCAAAAAAACCAGCAGCAGCCAGAAGATGGCCGCCACCAGCACAAGAAAGCCGCCACGGCGGCGGTGGTGTTTCATTGCTTGATGGCCAGGATTGGCGCCCGTTTGGCGCGGTCATAAATCCATTGAAAAAAGGACTCAAACGGGACATTGCTCCGCAGCCCTTCGCCTGTGACCAGCTCGACGCCATCGGGCACCGGTGCGCTATCGCGCGCCAGCATCAGGCGCCCAGGCTTGCCCGGCTTGCTGGGTCGGCAGTAGAGATAGAGCGGCTCGATCTGGCCACGGCTGGCCATCAGTCGAGATAGGGCCTGCCCCTGCTCCGCGCATTGCTGCACCAGTCTGGCGTATTCGTTCATGATGCGGCCCCTTTGCTTGCTTCGTCTTCGGTGTCAAGGTTGCGGAAGTAGGCCCAGCGCGCCACGGTTTCCGGGTCTTCGCTGGGTGGCGTCCACCCGTAGCGCCTCCATGTGCGCTGAACGTCGGTGCTCTGCCAGTAGGTGGGCAAGGCGTCCGGCGTCATGATGCAGCCCCCAGCGTTGCGCGCTCGGCCAGCTCTTGCGAGATGTCGCCGGACTTGCTGAGCACGTCCAGAAAATCGACGAAAGCGCATCGCGTGTCGGTCGGGTACATGGTGCCGCTGCCCGAATAGTTCGGAATCCGGCGGCGCGGGAGGTCGGGGTGCATGGCCCAGAAGGCCCCGCGGATTTGTCTCTGTGTTGTGTAGGTGTAGCGCATGGCCTGGGCTCCTCAGTAAACGCAAATGCCGCGCGTGTAGCAGGATTCCGCCTTCGACCCTTGCGGAATGTCGCCAGGGCGCAGGATGTAGAGGGCGGCGCCTCGCGGGTCGGTCTGGATGTAGGCGCCCAGCTCATCGGCGGCGCGCTCGTTGCGGGCCTTCAGCAGGTCAGCCAGTCGGCGGTAGGCCCCGGTTTCACGGTCGGCAATCGGGCGGCGCGTGCGCTTCCCGGCACCCCATTGCGCGCCCCACTCGCTGGCCCAATAGGGGCGCCCGGTGGCTTCGTCGCGCTCGATGCAGCCCGAATTAATGCCGCATTCCAGCTCGTGCCAGCGTTGCAGGGTGAGGGAAATTCGGCGCAGGGTTTCGCCTTCCTCCTCAGTGAATCCGAGGGAGTGCAGCACCTCGGAGAGGCGCGCGCGGCGCGCGTGTTCGGTTTTCGTCATGGCGTCAAATCCTCAAAGTGAAAAGGCAAAAATCAGGATGAAATAAAGGGCGGCGCAGGCCGCCAGCAGCCCGAGGGCCTGGGCCCATGCGGGCGGCGCTTTTTCCTCGGGTGCTGGCGTGTAGTTCTGGCGGTGGCGGTCTTGCGGGGTCATGGTTTCGGCCCCTTCAGGATGCCAGCGGCCCGCATGGCGGCGCGCCAGTATTTGGCCCGGCCCGGTGGATTGTCCCGGCCATAGTGCAAGCTGGCCTCGGTGAATTCTCCGGTTATGAAGTCTTGCTCGGTTTCGGCGCTGAGCCACTCGAAAACCTCGCCGCGCGCGGGATAGCATGAGGGGTGCGGGTGCGCCTGCATCAGCGTGACCAGCTCGCGGAAGGTGACCGCCTCATGGGTGGAAGTGCTCACGGGTTCGGGGCAGTAGTCTGCCTCCTCATCATCGGGGGCAGGGTATTGAGATTCGATGCGGGTGATGGTCAGCATGGCAGGGGCTCCGTGTAGGCGGGAAGGCGGCGGATCCAGGCGTCGGCGCTCAGGTGTTCCGCGCGGATGGTGTAGGGGATACCGGCGGCGCGCAGGGCCTCCAGCAGCCGGGGGGCGTCGCAATCCTCCTCCAGCCATACGCGGCGCGAGGGCGCGCGCTCGGCGTAGGAATAGCGGGAGATCTGGCCAGCGATGCCCAGGCGCGCGAGGGTATCGGCGTCGGTGCTTAGCCAGCCGTGGCCGGGGTCTGCAATGAAGTGCAGCGCGAGGGTTTCGGGTGTCGTCATGGTTCAGCCCTCCAGCGTGGCAAGGATAGAGCGGGCGCCGTCAAGGGCGGCGCGCTCGGCAGTGCTCAGGCCACCGGCGCCGGTCGGGCGCATGGTCACTGCCAGATGCAGGCGGCGCAGTGCTGCGGCCAGCTCGGGCGCGGCAGCGATAAGGCGCGCGTCCGCCGGGTTGCGGGCGTCAGAGTAGACGACCTCGCCGATGGCGCGGCCTTGCTTATCGTTGATCAGGTACACGCGGGCGCAGTGGCCATCAGCGATGGCCCAAGGTGCGGGGGTGTGCGTCATGGTGTCAGCCCTCCAGCTCATTGGCTGCATCCTCGCAGGCCGTTACCAGCCCGTCGAAGTCTTCATCCGGCCCCAGGATCGAGGCCAGCGCGTGAACGGTGGCCAGCGGCAGGCCGTTATCCTCGGCCAGCCCTTGCAGATAGTCGCGGCGCGAGGTGTAACCGTGTTCGGTGTAAATGCTCATGGTGTCAGCTCCTAACAGTGGTTGATGTCATCAGGTGACCCGGAATGGGTATCACCTGCCGACATTATGGGGGCTCAATGGTTGACTGTCAAGCACTCAAGCGCCCGCACGGTATTGGGATAAACCCTGCCCGAAGGGCAATAGCCCAGGCGCTGCCCTTCAGGGAGAGACAAGGGCCCAGCAAGGGGGCCTGTACCTGTCCACCCGTCCCCGGTATCATGGAGGGATGAAGTCTCCGAAAATACTCGAAGCAACGAAGGCGCCTAAGCTATCCCGGCGCAAGGTGGCCGAAGCACTCCAGGCCGTGCCGGTCGATGTGGTGCTACTGGGCGCAGTGGGCGCGAAGTCCACCAAATTGACCGCAAAGCAAAAGGCATTTGCGGAAGGTGTAGCGATGGGAAAGACAGGCGCGCAGGCATACCGCGACGCATACGACAGCAAGGGCAAACCCATCACGCAAGGGCAGGAAGCAGCACGCCTGAAGGCATCCCCTCACATTGCCGCACAAATCGAGGCGCTGACCCTGGCCAATGAGGCGATGAGATACGCAACCCCGGCGGCCTTGAGGGCGCTCGTGATTCAGAAGCTCACCGAGCACGCCATCAGCCAGGAAGTGAAACCGGCCCAGCGGCTGCAAGCTCTCAAGTTACTGGGCACCGTTACCGAGGTGGCGGCCTTCACCGAGCGGCGCGAGATCATCAAGACCACCGACGCGGGCGCCGCGCGCGCCGCCTTGCTGGAGAACTTGCGGCAGGCCCTGCGCAGCTCTGCCACTGATGCGCAGATCATTGAGACAAAAGGCCCGAGGGTAACGCCTGTTACCCTTGCAGACCCCGACGCGGCCCAGGCCAGCGACGCGCCGCCGCCGGAAGACCCCCAGCCGGTCGCCGATGCCGCCCAGGCCGACCCCACCGCCCCGCCACCCCCTGCGCAGCGCGCAGCGAGCGCCCGCACTATGCTTAGTAATCCACACGTTGGATCCCATCCTGAACTTAATTTTTCCGATGCGACCCAGCCTAGCCAGTCTGCGCCTGACCTTGAGGCAAGGGTAACACCTGTTACCCTACCTGGGGTAAACCCGAAGGTAACACCTGTTACCCTTACTAGGGAAAACCCGGAGGTAACAGATGTTACGCTTGCTGAAGTTGGAGAGGGGGGTGGGGCTATGAAAAGTTGGGACGTGATAGGAAATGGCTATGGCAAAGTGCCCCCCGGTGGAAATTGGGTAGAAAAGTAGGGGGGGTATATATGCGGAAAAAAAGGAGTTTAGAGATGACGCCTGCGCAGAAGGATGTGTACTTGGTGATTGATGAGTGGTGGAAGAAGTTTGGGTTTGGGCCGACGATTGACGAGGTGATGTTGGTGTTGGGGGTTAATGGTCGAGGGAACGTGGCCAGGAAGATGCGCACGTTGGTGGAGTTGGGTGTGTGCAAGGGGATTCCGAGGCGGGCTCGGAGCATTCGTCCGGCGTATTTGAGGGTGAGGGACATCGTATGATGGACTGGGTGGTTTATGCGTTTGCGGCCATTGGGTTTGTTGTGTCGTTGTGCTTTGCGTTTCTGATGTGGTTTTACTGGATGTGCAATCGCAAATGAGCACGGACGACGAGTTGCTTGAGCTGCTGGAGCAGATGACTGATGACCAGTTGAATGCGGTCATTGAGAAGCTGCCGGAGGGTCAGAAGGAGCATTTGTCGCAGATTGCCGATGAGTATGGCAAGGCGATCAGGCGAGATCGTGGGCAGGCCAAGTTCATGGAGTTCGTCAAGTTGATGTGGCCCAACTTCATTGGGGGTCGGCATCACGAGATCATGGCCGATGCGTTTGAGCGGGTTGCAAGGGGTGAGTTGAAGCGGTTGATCATCAACATGCCGCCTCGGCACACAAAGTCGGAGTTTGCTTCCTACCTGTTACCGGCGTGGTTCTTGGGCAAGTTTCCCCACAAGAAGATCATCCAGTCGTCCAACACGGCTGAATTGGCCGTTGGTTTTGGCCGCAAGGTGCGTAACTTGGTGGACGGGGAGTCTTACGCCAAAGTGTTTCCCAATGTAGCCCTGCGGCATGACTCCAAGGCGGCTGGGCGGTGGTCAACGAATGCCAACGGAGAGTATTTCGCCATCGGTGTGGGTGGTACGGTGACGGGTAAGGGTGCGGATCTGTTGATCATTGACGATCCGCATTCGGAGCAGGAGGCCAAGCTGGCCGAAAGTGATCCGTCGGTGTTTGATTCGGTGTATGAGTGGTACACCTCTGGCCCACGGCAGCGTCTTCAGCCTGGGGGAGCCATTGTGGTGGTGATGACGCGGTGGTCAAAGCGTGATTTGACGGGCCGCGTGATGAAGGATTCGGTGCAAAGGGGTGGAGATGAGTGGGAGCTGATTGAGTTTCCGGCAATTTTGCCCTCCGACAAGCCGCTTTGGCCCGAGTTTTGGAGCCACGAGGAGCTGTCTGCGCTGCGTGCGGAGCTTCCGAACAGCAAATGGCAGGCCCAGTACCAGCAAAGTCCCACATCTGACAGTGCGGCCATCGTAAAGCGCGAGTGGTGGCGCATGTGGAACGAAGATTCGCCGCCTCATTGTGCATTTACCCTCATGGCGTGGGACACGGCGTTTGAAAAGTCCAACCGCGCTGACTATTCGGCCTGCACAATCTGGGGTGTGTTCTATCACCCAGACGACAGCGGCCTAGAGCAGGCCAACATCATCCTCCTGAACGCTGTTCGGGACAGGGTGGAGTTTCCCGAACTCAAAAGACTGGTGCTCAGGCTCACAAAGGACTGGGAGCCAGACAGCACGATCATTGAAAAGAAGGCCAGTGGTGCCCCATTGATCTATGAGCTGCGGGCAATGGGTGTGCCAGTCCAAGAATTTACGCCCGTCAAGGGCAACGATAAGATTACAAGGCTCAATGCGGTGTCTGACCTCTTTGCTTCTGGCAGAGTTTGGGCGCCAAACACAAACTGGGCGGAAGAAGTGATTGATGAAGTCGCATCTTTCCCATCCGGCGAGCATGATGACTATGTTGACACCGTTTCATTGGCGCTGATGCGCTTCCGCAGGGGCGGCTACATCAGATCGGATCTTGATGAGGACGACGAAACAAAATCATTCCGCCGCAGGCCCGTCTATTACTGAAGGAACGCATCATGGCAATCGTCAAAGCTCTGAATCCAGCACCCGTCGGCATCGCATCAGGAGATGAACTGGGCGCCGAGCCGATAGAGATAGAAATTGAAGACCCAGAGTCAGTGGCCATCAAGGCCGGTGGCATGGAAATTGTGCTGGAGCCCGAGCCGGAAACGGCAGAGGACTTTGACGCCAACCTCGCCGAGTACATGAGAGAGGACGACCTGTCAGAGCTGGCCACTGAGCTGCTGGCCGACTTCCAGTCAGACGTGGACAGCCGAAAGGACTGGATGCAGACCTACGTTGATGGCATCCAGCTCTTGGGAATGAAGCTGGAGGACAGAACCGAGCCCTGGCCTGGGGCATGTGGCGTGTACCACCCGCTTTTGTCCGAGGCGCTGGTGAAATTCCAGTCCGAAACGATCATGGAGACTTTCCCGGCCCAGGGCCCAGTGAAAACCCAAATCATCGGCAAGGAGGACAGTGAAACTCGGGATGCTGCGGCGCGTGTCAAGGACGACATGAACTACCAGCTCACCGAGCGGATGCCAGAGTACCGGCCCGAGCACGAGCGGCTGCTCTGGGGCTTGGGCTTGGCAGGCAATGCCTTCAAGAAGGTCTACTACGACCCGAGCCTTGGCCGTCAGGTGGCCATTTTTGTTCCAGCCGAAGACATTGTGGTGCCCTATGGCGCCTCTAGTCTGGAGACATCTGAGCGCGTGGCCCACATCATGCGCAAGACCGAAAACGAGATGCGCAAGCTGCAAGTCAGCGGCTTTTACCGCGACATCGATCTGGGTGATCCAACCGACACGTTCGATGATGTGGAGAAGAAGATTGCCGAGCGCATGGGCTTTCGAGCCAGCAGTGACGACCGCTTCAAAATCCTTGAGATGCACGTCACCCGTGACCTCAAGGGGTATGAAGACAAGGACGAGGATGGCGAGGAGACTGGGATTGGCCTGCCCTATGTGATTACCATCGAGAAGCACACAGCAAAGGTGCTGGCCGTCCGCAGAAACTGGAACCCGGATGACGAGCTGAAGATGAAGCGCCAGCACTTTGTCCACTACGGCTATGTGCCTGGGTTTGGCTTCTACTGCTTTGGCTTGATCCACTTGATCGGCGCCTATGCCAAGTCCGGCACGTCGTTGATTCGCCAATTGGTGGATGCCGGAACGCTGAGCAACTTGCCCGGCGGTTTCAAGACCAAGGGCCTGCGCGTCAAGGGTGACGACACCCCAATTGCACCGGCTGAGTTCCGAGATGTTGACGTGGCCAGCGGCACGATCAAGGACAACATCATGACCTTGCCCTACAAGGAGCCGAGCCAAGTGCTGGCTGCCTTGATGGACAAGATCATTGAGGAGGGTCGGCGCTTTGCATCGGCTGCGGATCTCAAGATCAGCGACATGTCGGCCCAGTCGCCAGTTGGAACCACCTTGGCCATCTTGGAGCGCACGCTCAAGATCATGAGTGCGGTGCAAGCGCGCATCCACTACTCGATGAAGCAGGAGTTCAAGCTCCTCAAGACCATCATCCGCGACTACACCCCCGAGGACTACAGCTACGAGCCCGAGGAAGGTGACCGCCGTGCCAAGCAGTCTGATTACGACCGCGTGGACGTGATCCCGGTGTCCGATCCAAATGCAGCAACCATGAGCCAGAAGGTTGTCCAGTATCAGGCGGTCATGCAGCTCGCCCAGTCGGCTCCCCAGCTCTACGACATGGCCCAGTTGCACCGCCAGATGCTTGAGGTGCTGGGCATCAAGAATGCCCACAAGCTGGTGAAGCTGGAAGAAGACAGCAAGCCCAAGGATCCGATCACGGAGAACATGGACGTGGTGCGCATGAAGCCCCTGAAGGCGTTTGCGTACCAAGATCAGCAGGCTCACATCGCCACCCATCAGGCTTTCATGCAAGACCCGATGACGGCGCAGATGATTGGCCAGAACCCGCTGGCTCAGCAAATGATGGCCGCGCTGCAAGCACACATTGCAGAGCACTACGCCTTCATGTATCGCAACCTGATTGAACAGCAGGTTGGCGCACCCCTTCCAGCCCCAGATTCCGAGGAGCCGATGCCCGAAGAATTTGAGACTGCACTGTCCCGTATGGTGGCGCAAGCAGCACAACAACTGCTCATGCAAAACCAAGCTGCCGCCCAGCAAAAACAGGCGCAGCAACAGGCCCAAGATCCAATCCTTCAAATGCAGATGCAAGAACTCCAGATCAAAGCACAGGAGGTTCAGCGCAAGGCCCAGAAGGATCAAACAGATGCCCAGCTCAAGACCCAGCAGATGCAAATGGAACAGGAGCGCGTTGCGTCACAAGAGCGCGCCGCTATGGCCGCCGTTCAAGCCAAGCAGCAAGTCGAGATGGAGCGCATTCAATCTCAAGAGGAGATTGAGGGCATGAAGATAGGCGTCCAAGTCCAAAAGGACAAGGAGGCACTAGCCTCGAAAGAGGAGATCGAGGGGATGCGTATCGGCATCGACATCGCCAGAGCGGCGCAACAAGGAAAGGGGAAACCTAAATGAGCCAAGACTTGCTCAAGCACCTATCAAAGAAGGTGCAAGAGGAGATCAAGGTCATCACTGATGATCTTGCCTTGGGTAAAGCCAAGGATCACGGGGACTACAAGTACGCGACTGGAATGATTCGCGGGCTTATGGTCGCAAATTCAGTTATCGCCGACATGGCAGAAAGGTACGAGGAAATCGAATGAATGAAATCCTGATCGGCACAAACCCCGATGACCCAGGAGCAGCCACGGTCTTGCCAGAAACCGCAGAGCAAAAGGCAAAACAACTTCCAGATCCAAGTGGTTATCGCATTCTGTGCGCCATCCCTGAGATCGAAGACAAGTTTGAAAACGGCATCGTCAAAGCTGACATCACAATGCAGCATGAGGAGCTGTTGACCACCGTCCTGTTCGTAGTCAAGCTCGGGCCGGACTGCTACAAAGACCCTTCACGTTTTCCCAGTGGCCCTTGGTGCAAACAAGGGGACTTCATTCTTGTGCGCCCACACGCAGGCACGCGGTTGAAGATCCACGGCAGGGAGTTCCGCATCATCAACGATGATTCTGTCGAGGGGGTTGTTGAAGACCCGCGCGGCATTTCACGCAAATAGGAGAAATCATGGCTACCAAAGAGCAAAACCAAGAACAAGAGATTACGGTTGAAATTACCGCCAACGAAGATGACATCGAAGTGGCGGTTCAGGACGACACCCCTGAAGACGACCGTGGCCGTGAGCCCCTCCCGGAGGACATCGTTAAGGAACTCGAAGCCGACGAGTTGGAGGACTATTCGGAAAAGGTGAAGACGCGCCTCAAGCAGATGAAGAAGGTTTGGCACGATGAGCGCCGGGCCAAAGAGTCTGCCGACCGTGAGCGGCAAGAGGCCATTACCCTGGCCCAGCGTCTGGTCGAGGAGAACAAGAAGCTCAAAGCCAAAACGACGTACTCGGAAACGGCCCTGATTGCTTCTTTCAAAGAGGCCGCCGCCCGGCAGCTCAAGGAAGCCCAGGTGGCCTACAAAGAGGCATTTGAGTCTGGTGACTCAGACCGTGTTGTAGAAGCCCAACAGGCGCTTAACTCTGCACAAAATCGTGCGGCCCAGGCTGATCGATATAAGGCGCCCCCTTTACAAAAGGAGGATAATGAGTTACACAATCAAAATCAGCAGGCACAACCTCAGCCGGTTGTCCAGCGCGATACCAAAGCGGCTGCGTGGCAAGAGCGCAACCAATGGTTTGGGAAACATCGCCTGATGACGGCTATGGCACTGGGCCTGCATGAGGATTTGGTGGAAAAGCATGGGCAAGCCTATGCAACCACGGACGAATACTACGACCGCATCGACAAGACCATGCGATCAAAGTTCCCCGAGGAATACACCGGAGAAACGCAGACCGGGGGCGGCAAGCCCGGTCGAAGCGCAAACAGACCTGCCACCGTGGTTGCTCCCGTGTCACGAAGCACATCCCCCAAAAAGGTTGTGTTGACCGAGAGTCAGGTGAGACTTGCCAAGCGTTTGGGAGTTACACCTGAGCAATATGCTCGTGAATTTGTGAAACAGGAGAATCGAAATGGCTGAAAACCGACTTGCACGCGAAGTACAAACCCGTAGCGCATCGGAGCGCCCAAAGCAGTGGCAGCGCGCCGAAACACTTCCCCAGCCTGACAAACAGCCGGGGTACGCTTACAGGTGGATCAGGGTTTCCATGACCGGACAGAACGACGCCAAAAACGTGGGAGCAAAACTCCGCGAAGGCTGGGAGCCTGTCGGTATCGAGGAACAACCCCAATTCAAGCTGCTCGTTGACCCAAACAGTCGATTCAAAGACAACATTGAGGTCGCAGGTTTGTTGCTCTGCAAGATGCCCGAGGAGTTCGTTGGTCAGCGCACGGCGTATTT